ATGAGCAGCTGGTTCCGAATCCAAGAGGCAGGCTACGAAGCCGCCGACCTCCTCGTCGCCGACAACCAGATCAGCCGACCCTGGGGAGGTGACGAGGAGCGCGACTCCCGCGAAGGTATCTCGGTCTGCGGCTCCCGCGAAGAACTCGCCGAGTACCTCGTACAGGCCGCGATCCCCTTCGGCGCCGGCGAATGGAACCTCATCGAACTCGAAGGCCAGATGAGCGGAAACGCCGCGGTCGACGCTGAACTCGGCGAGTACCTCGTCTACCCCACCGCCATCATCTCGGTCGAGAACATCAACGACGGCTTCCTCGACGAAATCGACGCCGCAGCCGACCGCATCTACGGAGAAGGAGCATTCTGATGCACAACGACGACACCGCGATCGACGCCTGGCTCGGCGACGCCGCTGACACCCTCACCGACGAGCAGCGCGACCGTTTCATCACGATCTGGGACGACACCGGCACCCGCTACCCCGAGCCCGAAGACCAGGACCTCCGCAACGCTGCCCTGTCGGCCGCGACCCAATACCTCCTCGGCGAGGCGACAGCGACCGACGCCGGCCGCGAAATCGGTCGGCTGAATGCGGCCCTCGAAGACGCCAAGGCCGCGGCCCGCGCGATCGCACTGCTCGCGGTCGAAGACGGAGCCAGCGAGTACCAGCTGCACCAGGACCTCGGGGTCACACGCCGTACCCTGCGCCTCTGGCTCGGAAAGGACAGCTGACGTGCCGATCCGTGGGGAGCGCGGCCCGGTCGAAATCTGCGAAGCGTGGGAATGCGACCGTCCCCAGCACGCCAGACGCCTGTGCCTCATGCACTACAAGCGTGAGCAGCGCGGCGTCGATGTCCGATCGCGGCCCGAGAAGATCTTCGGAGACCCGTCGGGACATGGCCTCTACGGGGTCCTCGACGACGACGGCACGACCGTCCTGTGCCACGAGTGCGGGCAGCGATTCGAGTCGGTCGGAGCGCACGTGGGCGGTGCGCACGGCATGTCGGCTGCCGAGTACAAGGCCAGGCATGGCCTCGCGCGCGGGACCGCACTCATCTCCCAGGCCAGCCACCAGCGGCGCAGCGAGGCATCCAAAGCCCGGCTCGGATCGGCCGGATGGCGACGTTTCGAGGCCAAGCGAGATCCGCTCGCAGCGTCCGCATCCCGCGACATGGATCAGCTCCGCGGTTCCGGGGTACGCGCGCAGACACAAGCCTCCCGGGCGGAGTCATCGGCGAAGAAAGGCAAGGCAACTCGAGTCGGCCGCGTCTACGAGTGCGTGATGTGTGGGGCGACCTGGTGCCAGTTCGGCGGAGCACGACAGGCCCGTACATGCAGCTACGAGTGCTGGGCCGCGTGGGAAACAGCCGTGTCAATGCAGGAGGCCCCGCCGAATGCGGATCGTGATCGCCAGATTCGCGATGCGGCCGCCCAGGGAGTCTCGGCTACCGACCTCGCCGCACGATATGGGGTGACGCCGGATCGGATCAGGCAGATCGTCCGCCGCGACCGAAAGGATCGGGAGGCTCTCCTGATGACGGAGGTGCGAGAGCACGCCGACGATGAGCGGACGTTCTACACGCAGCGGGCGGCTGCGGCGTACGTGGGCAGGTCGGACACGGCGCTCAGGAACTGGATCAAACGAGAGATACTGCCGCCGGACCCACCGTGGTTCGCGTCTGATCTGGTGTGGGCGCGAGATGAGGCGTTGCGGCGGCAGGCCAGACAGAATGAGGCGATGCGCGCGCTCGGCACGACGGCAGAGCACGGGACAGTAGCGAGATACTCGTACGGGTGCCGGTGCGACGCATGCCGTGCCGCGTCCTCGGACGAGCGCCAGTACTACCGCGAGCGGAAGCGGCGAGAACAGCAGGGGCAATGACGAAAGCCGCCCCGACTCCCTCGAAATGAGAGTCGGGGCGGCTTGTCTGCCCGGTGACCGATCACCTATTCGCAGGCGACTCCGTCGCCGTCGCGGTCGAGGCTGCTGCTGTACCCGGGCGACCCGCGATAGAGCGGCGCCGCGCCGGCCGCACGCGCCGCTGCGCAGTTCGCGTAGTACGCGCTCTCCGGCGCAGCAGGCGCCGCCGGCACATCCTCTGTGGTCTGCGGGATCAGCGGCTGCACACGCTGCCGCGTCGTCTCCGGCTCGTCCTGGATCGGCACCGCGGTCGTTTCCTCGGTCGTCTCCGTCGTCGTGACCGCAGCAGCAGACACCGACGTCGACTTGGTGACGGTGACGGTCTCAGTTTCAGTCTGGACGCTGGTCACCGTGGTCGGTGCCGCAGCCTTCGGTGCGTCGTCACCACCGATCGCTGTTCCGACACCGCACGAGGCGAGCAGCGCGAACAGGGCACCGACACCGATGATCGCGTTGCGCTTGGTGTTCTTGGCCGGGGTGGGCTCGGGGTACGTCATTCGCACGCCACGCCGTCGTTGTCGCGGTCGAGAGCGGACCGGTATCCGGGCTCACCGCGGTACAGCGGGGCCTTGCCGGCGGAGCGGACGGCCGAGCAGTTCTGGTAGTACACGCCGGACGGCTGCTGCGGCTGGGTCCGCGGCTGCGGCTGCGGCTTTACCGGTGCCGGTTGCGTCTGCGGGGCGGGCGCGTTGTCGCAGTTGGACAGCACGGTGCGCATCGCGGTCTTCTCGGCCGCGGTGACCCACACGCCGTACTTGGCCTTCACCTGCACCTGGGTGCTGACATAGGTGCAGCGGAAACTCTTGTTGGCGGGCAGCCAGGTCGCGGCGTCACCGTCGCGCTTCTGCTGATTCGAGGGGCCGTCGACGGCCAACAGGTTCAGCGGGTCGTTGCCGAAGTCGTGACGCTTGGCCGCCGACCAGGACTGGGCGCCCTTCTGCCAGGCATCGCTGAGTGCGACGACGTGATCGATCTGAACCTTGCTGGACGTGCTCGCGCCGCGCTGGAAGGCGATCGTCTTGCCGGTGTACGGGTCGGCGAGGGTGCCGGTCAGGACGACGCAGTTGCGAGTGCCGGGCTTGTACGTCTTGTTCGTCAGGTCGCGGTTGAGGATGTCGTTGCGGGTGTCGCAGCCGTTGTGACCTCCGGCGACGTCGACGTCGTCGGACCACACGTTGAACAGGTCGCGGTCGTACCCGGTCTTGGGTGCGCGGCCCTTGACCTGCAGCGTGTCGAGGGTGTGGAGCGCTTGGGTGGCGGCGGGGGCTGCGTCGGCGACGGCGGGGGTCGCGATGACGGGGATGCTGATGAGGCCGGCTGTTGCGGCTACTACGGCTAGTAGTGATCGTGTACGCACGCTCGGGAGGGTCGCACAGAATGTCGGTCTTAGGCGAATAGTTGACGAACGTTAACCCGAACGGACGATACGGCACGTGGAGCGAGGATGCATCGAGACGACGAAAGGCCCCCGACCTCAAAAAGGTCGGGGGCCTCGTTGCGCGTATCTTCCCTACGCGCACTGTGCACAGTACCGCCAGGGTGTGACAGCGGGTCAGGTCAGCGGCAGCACGACAGATCCTTCCGCACCGGAGATCGATGACTGGGCGCCCTCGACGATGGAGACCGAGCACGACCAGCCGCCGCCCTTGTAGGCGGTCGCCCGAAGCGTCCCTGACGTCGTAGATGACACCTGGCCACCGGTTGTGAAGACCGCGACCTTCATGTCGGCGGCGACGGACGCCGAGGTAGCGCCGTTCGTCCACACCGGTGTACCGAGCGTCGCCGTACCTCGGTATGCGGCCGCCACGATCGCCCGATCCGAGTCACTGGTGATCGTGTGTGTCCCTTCCGGCAGGTCGAATCGCGCCACTGTGAGACGGATGTTGTTTCCGGCGTGCGTGTACACCTGAGTGCCTGTGATACCTCCGCTGGTCATCGTCGATGCCTCAGGCGGTCCGCCGCCGACTCCTGCCACAGCGGCGAAGACTGTCGCCGCCTCCGGGAGGGTGATCGTGACAGTCGATGATGCGGAGGTTCCATTCGTCGCCGACGCGATCGGGTCCAGCGGATACTGGGCGCCCTCCGGCTGAATCTCCACCGTCAGATTCCGCCAGTACTGCGAGAAACTCAGAGACGCGGTACCGGCCTCGACCGGGTCCGGCGTCTTCTCGCCCCACAGCTTCACACCGTTCCCGATAGACGAGATCAGCGCGTCAGGTTCCGTCGACGGATCTGCCGAAATAGCCTCGCCGCCGTTCGAGCGGGCGTGCAGATACCGGATGGTCCACGAATCCGGCTTCGTCCCGAGCGCCGGCCAATTCACCGACGTCAGACCGACGTTGCCTGACGTGTCCGTGGCGGTCGCGCCGATCTGCGCGCCCCGCCACACCATCGCGATCATCCGCGTCGCATTCGTCCACGTCCCGGACGTCTCGCTGCCCGAGGCCGCGATCTTCCATCCGGCACGCGCACCCGACGACGCCACAACTGCCGACGTCCACCCCGACGGCAATGTGGGTGCCGTAGCCGTATTCGACGACAGATTCGACGCGAAGACGAGGATGAGATCACCAGACTGATGCGCTGGCAGTGGCACTGTCGTCGACGACGAGGTAGTGGTGCCCACCAGGTCCGGTCCGGTACTGACTTTCACTTCCGGTACGTGAGCGACCGCCGACGCCATTGCCTGCGGGACGGCGACCTCCGCTCCGGCTGAGACCGTCGGCTTGCTCCCAACTGCGGTCGCGGTGGCCATCGGTGCCGCCACGGCCACCGCGGCCTGCACGTCTGGCAGGTGGGCGAGCGCCGTCGCTTCGGCGAGTGGCACCAGCACCTCAACGCGCGACCCCACCTCCGGGACATGCGCCTCCGCGTACGCGCGCGCCTGCGGGACAGCCGCGTCGACCGCCGCGGACACTTCCGGAACATGCGCGACAGCCGTCGCTACAGCGGTCGGCGCGATGATGCCCGCCACCACAGCGACCACCGGGACATGTGCCTCGGCCGACGCGATAGCGGTCGGAATGTCGAGTACGTGACCGTTCGTCAGACCCGGCACATGCGCGACCGCCGATGCGGTGGCAGTCGGCGGAGAAATCCCGACCGCGCCCGCCACCGTCGGGACGGCCGCCTCGGCGTACGCGACAGCGATCGGAGCGACCAAGAGCGCCTCAGCCGCGACCTCCGGCACGAACGCGACCGCCGACGCCCGGGCCCGCGGGACCTGGATGAGCTGTGGAATCCGCCCATCCCACACCGCGACGCCGTCGAGGTAGGCGAGGATGATGACGTGCTCCTCGCCTACCTCGTCGACGTACCGGAGACCGCGGATCGAGCGTCCGCCGAGACTGATCGACATGCGTCAGGCCACAGATACTGACAGGATGCCCAACGTGTTCCAGGTCGCCTGGAAAGCGGCCGACGTAGAGCTGACGGTCTCACCGAAATCGACATACGAGATCAGTGGACGCTGTGCATCTGATCCGGGCGTCGCGTCGTAGATCACCAGATACCGGCCGGAGACCGTCGACGACGGCCACGACACGTTGTCGCCCTTGAGCGTCACGGTCTTGCCTGATCCCGAGATTGAAGCCGTACCGAGAGTGACACCGCCGGCCGTGTAGCCGGGGCCCGACGCCTCGTTGGTGACCGACGACTTGTAGCGGTGCGCCGCCTGGTCCGGCGTGTACCCGGCTCCGACCAGCATCACCTTGATGATGTCGGAGTCGAAATCGATTTCCTTGTTGAATACCGACTCGAAGAACCCGCGGTAAATGTTGTGGGTGATAGCCATGATGTGCCTCTTTCTATTTCCAGGTGAAGGACCAGTAAGTGCCCGGCTGGGCGAATTCGAGAGTGCAGCCAGAAGCCGCGAAAACAGCGAGCGCGCCGTCGTCCCACACACGCATCAGAACCGCATCCGGGTACTCGACCTCAGTGCTCTGAGTCGGGGTGCCATAGCGGATCACCGCCGTCGTCATCCCGTCAGACGGTGTCGCATCAAACCGGACCGCGCTCACTCCGTCACCTGCGCATCCTTGATGATGTACAGCGTCCCGGGGTCCCACATCATGGACTCGTACTCGTCCAAGTCGACCGCCTGCGCCCGCACCAGACCGCCACCATTGCGAACGAACTGATACTGCTCAGACGGTGGAGGTGCCGGCATCCCAGCGTCGATCAACGGCCACAAACGGATCGGTGAAGAACTGTCCGGGATCGTGATCTGATACGAGTTCAGGCCAATCCTGACTGTCGCTGGTCCGGGGTCGAGGTTAGATGTGACGAGGTCTCCACCATCGGTCACCTGAAACCGGTGCTTCTGCTCAGTGACGATCGCCGCGCCTGATGCCGACTCCCGGATGCGCGGAATGGTGAAGGTTACAGCCTGCGCGAACTCCGCTCCAGCAATATCCTCGATGCGGTCCTGGATGATTGTCATTTCGAATACCTCAACCCTCGATCTGGAAAGATGTCGACCGCGAAATATGCTGAACCGTCAGCCTGGTCCGTTCCGGTCCGCCAGCGATCTGACGACCCGGACCAATGTTGGTAACCCACACTTCGGCGCGGTACCCGGCAGTCGGCACTACCACAGAGGTGTTGATCTCCCGCGACTGCGCACTACTCGACTCAAGAGTGTCCCTAGAGACCGAGAAAATCGACCCATCAGAGTCCTTGACGACACGAATCTCCCAGTCGATGAACGCACCCACTAGTGGCGGCGTACTCGTGATCGTGACCCTCGCGCGAACATCCCACATCCCCTGCTCTTCGAACACGATCCCGCCAGACGCAAGGTGACATTTCTTCATCGGGCCGATCTGCTTATCGAAAGGGATCTTGCCCTTGTTCCACAGAGAGTTCTGTGTTCCGGCGTATGAACTCCCGTAGTCCTGCAGTGGCGAAAGCAGGTCTACACGATCGTTGAGCTGCATTTGCCCGTCGTGCAAGTCGTCGACCTGCGCCCACCGTCCAGCGAAGAAGTTGGCAATGGTCGACAGGGCGCCGCCGAGGACCCCTCCGCCAATGCCCATCAACGCGTTCAGCAGCGGAGCAAACAGATCCTGCAACGGCAGATTGAAGAACCCCGGCACCAGCGGCTGCAGGTCCTTCGGTTTCTCGATAGTCGCAGGATCAGCCTGAGCCACCCGGGACACAAACCGGCCATACATCTTGTTGACCATCCCGAGCGGACCAGAAGCGAGCGGCCCGCCAGCAAGCGTCCCATCCACATAGCCCGGAAACCGGTCAGCCGACTGAGACGAGTACTTCCCCTCCGACTGATCCTGCAGGACGGTCCCGAGCTGATCCGGCATCACCACCGTCTCCACCAAATCATCCGGATCAAGATCATCCCAATCCATATGCGGCAAAGTCACAGGTACACCTCCAAATCGACAGGCGGATCAGGAATCGTATGGTCAGGATCGAGTCGCCGGATCGTCGCCACCAACTGCCGGATATAACCAAGCGCCGAGAAAAACCGCTTCGTCATCTCCGACAACTTGCGGTCCAAACTGTCAACCCGAGACGCCAAATCCCCGTAATCCTCAGACAGGGAGTCATACGCCGCCGACAACCGCTTGATCTCGCGGTCCTGCCGCTCCCACGCCGCCGACAACGACAACTCCGCGCGGCCCTCCGGGGTACGCGACTGCCGATGGCGGGCATACGCGCCCAGCCATCCCGGTACTCGCGACATGATCGCCGACCCCAATGCCGGCCTACCGAAAGTGATGATGATGATGACGGCGACCCACCACGGGGTGCCGATAGGTAGATCACCTACGGTCATGCACGGCTCCGCATCTGCTGTGTGTATCCCCTCGCTAGACCCCAGTAGGCGACCGCGAAAATCGTGGTGATCGCCGGGGAGCGGACGCCGTCAAACCACGGATTGTCGACCACCGCCAGCCACTGCCCCAACGCCAGCAGCCCGTAGGTGGCGCCACCGAGACGGAGCCCGGCGATCGCAGTCCGCGGCCACCGCATCGCGAACCCCCACACCGTCACCACACCGACCACCGCGCAGATCGCACCCCACACCTCGAGCGGCATCATCTGCTCCACCACACTCAGCGACAGAGTCGGCGGCTGAATGTCTGGTGTGAGGTAGTCCCAGGCTCGGAGGATTGCCTCGATCGGGACGGCGAGGATGACGAGCATCCGGGACCGCTCCGGCATCAGCGGCACCCAATCGCCGCGACGCGGCCACCGCATCAGGTCAGTCGCCCTTCGCGTGGCGTCCCGTAGCCGGCCACGCCGAGGTCGCCGAGTCGATCACATCCTCGACAATTCCCGGCCACTGCGACGTCGACGACTCGAGCAGGTCGCCAGCACGCTGCCGCACATCCTCCACCACATCATCGACACTGGGCGTCTGTGGCGTGTTGGCGGCGGCGAGGACAGTGCCACCGGTGCCGAGGATCGCGACCGCCAATGTCAGCCACATCGACACCTGATCCTGATCGATCAGCCCATACACGGCGGCAAGCGGCAGAAGAGCCGACAACGCCAGGTACAGGCGTTTGCGGACAGCGGGAGTGAAGTACTTGCTCACTTGGTCACCGCCTTGCGGATCGCGTCGATGTCGGCCTGCATCCGGTCGAGCTTCGCGATGACACCATCACGCAAAGTCAACTCGCGGCCCTGAGCGTCCTTGCCGAAGCTCGACTGCGGTCCCCATCCGGGGAGTTTCGGGCCGATCTGATCCAAGATCAGATCCAGCTTTCGTTCGAGGTCTGCAGCACTGGCCATGTCAATCTCCTCGTCAGTGGGTGCGCCCTGCGCATATGCGAGGACGACGTCGTAGGGAAAGTTCGGTCCGGGGTCGGTGTGGTCGGTGCCGCCCCACACCCGCGTATCGACGTGCCCGAGGACGCCCGGCAGATGCGCGGCGTCGACCTTCTTGATCGGCCACCCGTACAGTCGGCACCAGTGCCCGATCACGCCGCCGACCGCGCGGAGCATCTTGTCCTGCGCCAGCCATTCGGCGCGGGTCTGCGAGGCGTTGCCGACGACGCACACGTGCAGCAGGATGTCGTTGCCCTTGTTGCCCGTCGACCACGTCTGCCAGTCGTCCGTGTTCTGCAAGATGCGCTTGCCGTCGACGCCGACCATCACGTTGTATGAGCCGGTCTGTGATGTCGCCTGATAGGTGGTGACGTCGTCGGCAGTGCGCGCAGTCGCGGTCGCCGACTTGCCGGACTCGGTCGTGTGGATGCATACGCCGCGCAGCCCGGAGACTGGCCGCGGCCCACCGAATCCGAACTCCGCACTGCGGTCACTGTCGTAGTACGTGGACACTGGTCCTCCTGAAAGTCGGTCGTAGAGTTGCTGCGCCTCAGCCATCCGCTTCCCGTAGCGGTCCGGGAAAGCCGATCCCTGGACCGCTTGGGCGTGCGCGCCGGGATCGCCACGGTTGTAGTCGCGCTTCGTCAGCCGCTCGAAGAACAGCCGCGCACTCTTGTAGGGGTTCATGCAGGTCGCGCAGTCGGACCACCACCACTCGCCCGACGCGCCACGCCGGATCTGCTGCTGAAACAGGCCGACCGAGTAACCGTCGTCACCGACCGCATCATGAGGCAGCAGCAGCGATTCCGGCACCTTGCGGTTGGCGTACATCCGCAGTGGATACCCGACCTCGACAATGCAGGTCGCCAGGCCGATCACAATGCCTCGCGGCGAGACACCCATGTCGTGGCCAGCGCGGATCACCTCACGCGCATAGTCATCCGATGTGCTCAAGACTGCACTTCACTCACGACAGCTCCGATCAGATGCTCCGGGATCTCGTCAGGCACCGGTGGCGCCGCACACACCAGATCCGTCTCCTGCCCCCCACCACACTCGGCTCCGGAACCGACTCCACAGACTGCTCCCGCATCCCCTGCAGAATCCACCCAGGCAACTCGATACTGTCCGCCTTCTGCTCGGTCTGACGCACCCCACACTCGAACGCGAGTTGCGCCATCCTCGTCACCTCGAACGCCGGGATCGGATACGGCGCAGAACCACCCGTCATCAGCACAAACATCAACGCCTGCGCCAACCTCTGCACCTCCGGATCAACCTGATCGCCAGGCTTCTCCACCGCCATCACGCCACCCCCATCTGATTGAATGCACCCATCGCCGTAGCCACCAGCCCGAAAGCCTTCTCGAGCGGATCCTGATGGGCGCGGACGTCACCGAACTTCGCTTCCCAGTCGCCCCCACCGTCGAGCGGCAGAGTCAACTCAGTGCAACGCTGAACGTGAACTTGGGCGCCGAGGTACCGATTGGTGGCACCGGAACGGTCGCCGAGCCACCAGTGCCCGAACCCGTTGTCGCCGATGATCCACGGGATCGCGTTCTGCACCGTGAACGTGAACGCCGTTTTCGGATCGGTCTCGCGGCGACGACGCCGGAGGTCCATGAACGCGGCAGGCGTGTACGCCTGCGTCACGTTGGTGCACGCAGTCTCGAGCGCATGCCCCCAGCCCTGCTGAGCGGCACGATCGATCAACGGCACACTCGTGTACGCGAGCACGCTGTTCTTGTAGATCGGCATCAAGAATGCATTGAGGATCGAACCAAGCGAACCGACGCCGTAGCCTGCGATGTTGATGTTGTCGCCCAAAACGTCGCCCGCATACCCGACAACAGCCTCGCCGAGTTCGTTCACGCCAGGCATCGACTCGCCACCCGCGGTAATCCGGCACGCGCCACCAGCACCCCGAACCAACTCGAAACCGCTGATCCCCGAGTTATCGCCGTCAATGTATGTGACGTACGGCATCTCCGGTGCCGTCCCCAGCTTCCCCGGCAGCCGGTACTTACCGTCATCGACCGGCGCACCCGTCAGCAGGTCATACCGGTCCTCCACACGATTCGTAGTCACCGACGCAATCGACCGCGCCAGCCCCGTCGCCAGATTGCCGCCAAGCGATGTACCGGTGCGGAAACCGGACTTGTCTACCAGCTCGACGAACAGGGTTCCCTGACGCCAACTGGTGCCTGCGCCAGGCCACGGCTCCGGGTCGCCCTTCAGGAAGCGTCGCGTGACGATCTGCAGCTCAGCATCCTCGAGAATCGGGGCTGCGATCTCCCACCACGACTGCTTGATCGTTCCCGTCATGATCGTCACCGGCGCCACCGAGTTCCTCATCGGCCGCGGCTTCACCACAATCTGCGACTGCGCCCACATCCCGCCCAGCCAATTCGCCGGATCCAGGATGTCCTTGTTCATGTCGAAGTTGAACACCTGCAGGCGCGCGAGGTTCATCGCCAGACTCGCGGGAAGCACCCAGTCGGCCCGCCCGATCAAGAACTGCACCTTCGGCTGCTGAATCAGCGACACCGGCAAGAAAGGGTTCGCCGCGACATGAACGTTCTTGAGTTCCTCAGTGTCCTCAAGGAACGTCAGTACGACGCGGTCGCCGTGATCTCCGCCAGTTTTCAGCGTGACGCCGTTGTCGGGAGCTGCGCGTCCACCGATCCTCGCCCCATCCTTCTCCACGATGATGTGAATGTTGGTGGTCGAGCGGGCATCCTGATCGAGAGCCCAATGCGCAAGGTAGGTGCCGCGGCGGTCCTCCCGATCAATCGGAAGCTCAACGACGATGCTGCCGGTGTCGTTGAGTTTGAGGGTCATTCCGCTACCGTCGAGGCGTTCGACGGCTTCCCCGCGCTCAATCCAGTTGCCATCGAACAGGCGGATACGCGCCGGCTGAGCGACACGGTCGAGGCGCGTCTGCCGGATCTCCTCAGCCCACAAGGCGAAGTCGTCGATGGTGTCGCCCGCGAAGGGTGCTATGTTGCCGGTCATCACTCGAGACCTGACTCGGCCGACCAGAAGCGCCGCAGTGTCAGCCGTGCCTCAGCCCCGGCAGGACCGTTGATCGTCACCGGCAGCAGTACCGGGTTCTGCTGCGTCCCCGTGTACGGCGGAATGCTGTACAGCGGGAACACTCCACCCATCAGCCCCGACGCGTTCGACAGATCCGCCGCGACATACGGGTCATCGCCCGACCGGACCGGGCGCACCGACCACGGCACCGAGATCGGCTTCAGCGCGACCATGCGGTTCGCATGCTGACCTGGCGTCCACGTGACATCGATGTCCTGCTCATGCCCGAACGAGAAGTCCGCGATCGAGAACGACGCCGTACCCTTCGGATCGAGAGACCAGTCTGGCCACGCCTCCTGATCAGTCGGATTCCACACCGGCAACCACACGGTGTGCGTCCCCGACGATGGGTTCTCGGCCTTCACCACCAGCGGCGTCGACTCATACCGCGGCTCGACCGCGACCGCCTGCACAACCGCCTTCGCGAAACCATCCAGATTCCAGTCCCGCTTCTGGTTGAACTTGATCTTCGACTCGAGATAGAGCCACAACCAGCGGGAACCAGACTCCTCGCTGGTGTACAGCCACTTCACGCGGCGAGGCTGCATGTGTGAGCCCCACAGCTTCCGGAACCGGGCGATCTGCGCCTCTATCGGCACATTCCCGCCCGACACATCACCGGTGATGTTGAACGGCAACACCAGATGACGAACCGGAACCTCGGTCCTCCCCAGCCGGCCACCGATCCCCGCCGGGATCGTCGCCCGTGAGAAATCCGTATCGAAAATCTCCTCCGGATCCTCCGCGAGCTTGATGCCCTCCGACTCGCCGAAACCGATCCCCGACACCGGGAACGAATCGTCATCGCCGATCAGCTCGATATTCGCGGTCTGCATCAGACTCCCGCCAGTTTCGCGACACGACGAGCACGCTGCACCTCGTCCATGTCCTGCTTGGAATTGCCACTCGAGGTCCAGTTGAAGGTGTCGCCACCCTCACCGATCCGCTCATTCATCCGCTCAGTCAGCGCAATCAAACGATCCAACCGCTCGAGCACCCGGTCATCACTGCTGCGATCGAGCGACTTCTTCAGGTCGTGAGGGTCGAACGGAAGCGCCGTCTCCTTGTGACCGAGACCGTTCTTCACGAGCGTGGTTCCCTCATGAATCACGCCTCCGACGTCGTACCAGCCCTCCTGATCCCAGTGAGCCTTCGCCTTCGTCGGCAACTCGTACCGGTCGTTCACGTACGCATCGAACGCCTTACCCTGCACAGTCGGATCAGGGTTCTCATCCGGCAGGTACTGATCCTTCGTTGACCCCAACCACTGACCCAGGCCGAACGCGCCCGATGACGGATTGCGGGCCTTCGGATCCCAGTTTGATTCCTTGCCGACAATCCAGTCCGACGCATCCCACTCGACGCCAGTCCGCCACGCCTCACGCAACCCCTGCTTGAACGCGGCCTTGATCGCCTCGACACCAGTCAGCGCGGCCGGCGCGGCGGGAGTGTCCGGAGCCTTCGCGCTCGCCCCGGTATCCTCACCCTCCTGCGGCTTCGTCGTCCCCGGATCCGTTACCGGACCCTGAGACTGCGACTTACTCTGCGACCGCTGCGACTCATACTCATTGATCGCCGCCAACACACCCGGCGAATCATTGACACTCAGCACACCAAGCAGCGACTGGACCTGACCCGACACAAACGCAGACGCAGCATTCCCAAGACGCTCAGACAGCGACGCGCCCTTCGGCTGCTCCGCCGTCGACGACCCGTAACTACCCGACTGCTGACCGGGACGATAGTTCGGGTCCGGCACATACTGGTCCTGGAACGGCTTGAATGGATCGAACTTCGGCGCAGCCTTGCCGATCGGCAGGAACGCTCGGTTCGTGAACTGTCCGTCGTTCGCACCCACAGTGCCGCCGACCATGCCGCCGCCGTACGAACCGCCCATCTCCACATTCGTGCCGTCAGGCAGCGTGCCCGCGGTATGACCACCGCCGGGACCGCCGTTCACCCAGCCGATACCGAGGGTCCCCGGAGTCCACGACCCCGTCTGGAATCCCAACTGCGCCAGGTACTCGCCCTCGTTGCCGGTAGCGAACCGCCCGCCAAACGGGGGTAGGCCAACCGCTCGCCGGGCGAAAGCAGACATCGCGCCCGAGCAGTCGCCCCAGTTGACGCCGCCCCAGTCATACGGGGCACCAGTGAGCGGCATCCGGGCGCCATCACCCATCGCCAACCGCTTCAGATCATCAGCCGACGCGATCCCACCATCCGCGTACTTCCGCACCAGACCGAGCCCGAAACGCTCAGCAACCGTCGCGAGGATGTCCGTCGACCGCTTCCGCTTCGACGCAGCCAGCGGAATGTACGCCTCACCGCCGGTCTCTTCCTCAGCGAAGATCGTCCCGGCGCCGCGGCCCTGGAAGATGTCAGCGCGTCGAGGCTTCCGGATCTCCTTCAGCCCACCATTCGCAAACGCTTCCGACGCGGCAATACCACCGTCGACGTACGGGACAATCGCACCATCGGCGTGAGGAATCGCATTGCTTAGATCCATCACGCCAGCGGTGCTTGCCATACCAGCAACCGTCGCATTCACATACAACGTCTTGTATGCCGGGGCGGTCCACTCGTCCTTCTTGCCCTGGTAGTCATCGTCGTTGGCCTTGACGATGATCTGCTTGCCGTTACGAGTCTCAACCTCGTAACCTATTTGCTTGAGCAATTCCAGAACTGGTGACCCGTTCGGGATATCAGCAACGATGTTCTTATCGTTATCACTGGTTGTGGCGACATTCATCGCCTTAAGCAGATCAAACACCGCCTGCCCGCCAGGCGCGTTGACCTTAACTTCTTTGCCAGCAGGAATCTGAGCAGTCGCGTCGATCACTGCTTGCAGCTTTGCCCCAGCATCGCCAGTGAGATCGACCTTGACGATCTTCCCATCCGGGGTTGTCGTCATCTTGATCTTGAGCATGTCCAGAGCAGCTCGAACTTGCTCTGACCCCTCCGCCTTGAGCCTGAACTCCTTCAGATCAGGGTTCGCGTCCATCGCAGCCTTAATGGTTCCGAGCTGCTGGATAGCCTCCGGAGCACCCTTGAGCTTGACCGCAATATCGACGACATTGCCGCCGATACTGTCGTAGATCGCCTTGATCTCCTCCTTCGTCCTGCCGGTAGATGCAGCGAGCTGCTCAAAGATTTGATCCTGCTCGCGCGCAACCTTGGTCATGTCGCCGCCCGACGCAGCAACATCTGCAGCCGTCGTTGCCAGACCGTTGAGGACGTCATACAGCTTCCCGCCGGCCTCAGACGATGCGTCGAACTTCCCCGACAAGTCGAACGCCGAACCATCAATCCCAGCAGCAGCATCGGCTGCAGAGCGAACTTGGTCGCCCCACTGCTTCATCGCTTCGGCCTTATCCTTGGTCGGATTCAGCGCATTCATCGCCGAAAGCAGGGCCTTCTGCTTGTCCGCAGCAGACGCCGACTCGTCTCCGAGTGTCTTGATTGCATCTGATACCTCGGTGAACCCAGGAGTCATCTGCTTTGCAATGTTCTGCTGCTGCACGAACTCATTTCGCAGTACGCGAAGATCCGAAACAGCCTGCATACCCGCCGGACCCATGGCCATCAACTGCGACTGCAAGATGTTCCACTCACGCTGAGATCCATACAGCTTCTTCGACACATCCTCCGTGGACATGCCGAGCTGATCGAATGCATGCTGAGCACCCTGGGCCTTCGCGGCGGCTCGATCGTTCATGTCGGCGAGACCTTCGCCGGCCTTCGTCAGGCCGAGGAACTTCCCGATGCCGTCGTACATGACCTCGTGCCACTTGCCGTCAGCTCGCGCGGCGGCGTCCGTCTTCTCGCGGTATTCATCGACTCGCTGGGTCGCGATCTTCATGACGTCTTCCGTCGCGACGCCCTGGGATGCGATGAGAGCCTTGGATAGCGCGTAATGCGACTCGGTCAGCTTCTTCACTGCGGAGTCATACTCAGCCGAGATCTGGCTCTGACGCTGGAATGAAGCTACGAGGAGGCCGCCTGCGACGGTCGCGCCTGTGGCGGCGGCTCCCCATGGCCCGCCCAAGACATCCAGCGAACCCTGCAGTGCCTGCCGCATGCCCGATGCTCGCGTCCGGACCACGGCCATAGCGCCGCCGAATCGGCCCAACTCGATTCCGTTGTTGGCCGCCAGTGTCCGCTGTAGCGTCATCTGCTCGCCGAAGCCCTTGAAGGCGTCGCGAGCTCCAGTCACTCGAGAGGTCAAAGGCGACAGGACGTCGCTGACTTTCGAGATCATCCCTGGAACGGTCTTGAATCCGACCCAAGCGCCAAGTGCTGCGGTGACGAGTGCCGGATGCGCCTTCATGAGATCCGCGAGCGTCTGCAGGCCTGGATTGATGATGTTCAGAACGCCCGTTGCTGCCTGCAGGGTCGTCAGGAACAGTTGCCAGGTCCCGATACCGATCGTCGCTGACGCCTGAGCCAGCGCTTGACCGATGCCCGTCAACGCTGGCATCACGTCGATGCCAGCCTGGGCCATTCCCTTCAGTGTCGACAGAAGTTCATCGATAGCTCCGGAGTCTCGTGCCGCCTGCATCGCAGACTGCAGCTTCGGCCCCCACTCTTCGAAGATCTTCTGATCCAGGGCTTCCGCGAGTCGAGTGACCGTGGGCGTCATATTGTCGATCGCGGTCGTTGCGCCCGCCAACATCCCCGGAAGTCGGCTGAAGAATGGCTGCTCAGCCGCAGCGCCGAGACGACCGAGCGCGGCGATCATGTTCTGGAAACCGCCGCGGACAGTCTTCCCGGCTTCTTGGGCCGCACCGCCGATGTTCTTCTGGATCGCGGCGAAGAACATCTCCGACGAGATCTTCCCGTCCGACGCCATCTTCTTGACCTCGGCGCCGGTCACACCAGCTTCCTTAGCCAACCACTGATAGATCGGGATGCCGCGGTCAGCGAGCTGATTCAGATCGTCGGTGTACGCCATCTGGCCCGTCTGGACCTGATTCAGGATCGACCCCATATCGGACAGGGAGACACCCGCGATCGACGCCGCATCCGCAGTCATCGACAGGTACTTCGTCAGCTCCTGGCCCGGCTTGATCCCGGCCGCGACCGCGTTGCCCGCGATTGTGGCGGCATCGCCCAACCCGAATGCGGTGCCGCGGACGGCCGTCAAGGCGCTGTCCATGATCTTGGACGTGTCGGCAGCGGTCACACCGAGGCCGGCGAGTTTACCCTTCGCGTCATCGATCGCAGAGAGCCGTTGGAAGCCCTTGACCATGGCAGTGCCGATAGTTGCGACACCCGCGGCCGCCGCTGCCGCTCCGCCGGTCTTGAGCGCCTTTCCGAGCGCCCCAGACATCTTCGATCCCATGGCCTTGCCGGACTTCTCAGCTTCGCCTTCGGCCTGGCCGAGTGCTTTCCGAACGGCGGGCGGAATCTTGTCCGTCGTGGCGACGAGGCTGACGTACCCTACGGCCAGTTCAGTCACAGGAGTGTCCTCCGATCAGATGAGCGCGAGAGGGCGCAAGGTGGAATGTCCGAATGGCGCGATAGGATCCCGCGCATGAAGAAGGTCGCGATCGCGCTAGTTGCTTCCGCAACTGCCGTGTCTGGAATCGCCGGGTGCTCGTCGCAAGATGAAGGAAGCCCGACGACGGCAGCGGCAACACCATCTGCGTCAGCTGACGTCAACAAGCCGGTACACAAAGCCGTGGGCGAGAAGGCCTACTGGGGATGTAACGCCAAAAGCGAGGACTGCCCTCTGGTCTTCAAGGTCACTGAGATTTCGCCGGTAGATCGTTCGGAGTGCTCGTCATACGCGCTCGACGACCTGAAGCCGGATGATCGACTGATTCGAGTCAAGGTCGATGCGAATGCGCAGGCGCCGATGCCCGGAGTCACACCGCGCAGTTCACCTGCTGGGGTACTGATTTCTCAGTTCTGGAACGGCGTATCGGATGACGGATACGTCACCCCAGTAAAGACCGAGTATGGCTGCATTCCCAACGGAGACACCTCTGTCTACGGGCCGTTCCACACCACTCTCGGCATCGGCGAAAAGGGCCGCGGCGAGATGGTGTTTGCTGTGCCCGCAGATTCGACCAAGTTGTCTCTCCACTACTTCGACACCGCAGGTTGGACTTGGGACATTCCGCCAGCTCAGTGACGGTTAGGCGAGGAGCTCAGCTGCGGCTGCTCGCGCCAGGTCCAGCTTCGACTGTTCGTTGCCCGTTTCAGCATCAATATCCCCTCCAGAGTCAGCTGGACCGTAAGCCCGCAGCTCCCAGCCTTGCGGCAACTCCTCTTCATCACCGATTCGCGCTATCGCTTCCATCCACCGCAGGTTGGTGACCGCGGTCGCTATCTCGGCGAGGAGGAGTGAGTCGACGTCGGCCCACATCCAATCGTCGGGATGGAGTGCCCGGTAGAGCGCAGACGTCTTGTCCTGCCGCAGATTCAGGATGAACTGCTGCAGCTCCCACCAGGAGAGGTGGATGGTTCCGGCCCAGTCGACGCCAGGGAACCCGTTGGATCGGAGATCTGTGTTGATCGCCCCCGAGTGATCCCCTTCTATCAGGAGTCGGAGGCTTCGGATTCCCCCACAGTGACCTTCGACTGCTCGGTCCAGATCCCGTAGATCTGATTCAGCTCACCGTTCGTCAACGTCTCGATCTGCTTGACTGTCGCAGCCTTGAGGTTTCCGGCGATTCGGAGTTGGGCGATGATTGCCTCTCGATCACTGATCGGATCCGGCACCACATCAGCGCCATCCCCGTCTTGTGTCACTTTCATCCGCTCGCCAGCCCAATCAGCCAGCCTCTTCTCGAAGTCAGCCGAGTAGTCAATCCGTGGCACAGTGAACTCGAGCGGAGCCTTCCCTGCACGGGGAATCTCGAACTCGACCTGCACGTCAGGCGAGTCCGCCGGAGTGATGATGTGCTTTGCCATTGGTCAGGAGCCTTCTGTTTGTCGGGATGGATGGTGGTGGTCAGGAGTGAGCCCGGCCCAGCGGGGCATCGGCTCCTGACCAGAGGGGTATGACTACCCCGCTGGGCCAGGTCTTACGGGTCAGGACAGCGTCGCCGCACCGTTCACCGACACGGTGCCGCCGTCCGACAGGCTGACGTCGTAAGTGCCGACGGTCGCGCCGGTGACGTTGACGGTGCCGGTGACTCCGGCGATTGCCTCGATCGCCGCCTTGACCTCGGTGTTGGTCGAGGTCTCCGACAGCGGTGCCGACAGCTGTCCGCCGACGCCGAAACGCCACACGCCGGTCGCGACAACCTTCACGGTCACGGGTCCGGGCGCGGTCTCACCGTCGTCGCCGTACTCGTAGATGTAGTCGTTGTCGTCGTTCTTGGTGACCTTCAGCGTCACCTTCACCTTCGATGCCTCGCCGGTCTTGAACGGCATCTCGCCGAGCTCATCGACCTTCGCGTACTGGATGACGTCGCGAGCCTTCTTCTTGCCCGACTTGGTCCAGAACACGAACGACTGCAGCGGCAGCTCGTCGGCATTGTGCGTGACCTTGTATCGGTTGCCGTGGGTCGCATCCGCCGGGATGAACTCGACATTGTGCGCGCCGTACAGCAGGTTCTTCACCGACTCCAGGTCGACGTCGTAGACCGTGAACTCGTACGTGGCACCGTACTCGTTCTGGTTGATGATGTAGTCGCCGCCGTCGTAGTCCTTCTCGGTGTTCGACGTGCGGGTGATCTTCCGCAGGTGCCCCTCGTCGGTGAGGACGCCGAGGTTTCCTGCGAGGAACGCGGCAGGCAGCTCCGAGGTGGCGTCGGTCGGCAGCTCGGTCCCGACCGGGGCGACGAATGCGACGCCACCCTGAGGTCCGGCGGACTTCGCCGAGTAGGTGTCCTTGATTCCCATGGTGTTTGCCCCTTCTTAGGCAGATTGGTCAGGAGCCGAAGGGTCTATTCAGTTGTGTCAGAAGGTCAAGCAATGCAGTGGACCAGTGACTGTCCACCGGTGCTGTGTCGTGATGTCAGGGTCTGGGTTGTCTGCGATGGTGACGCCGCGGTCCCCATCACCCCACAGGATGATCGCCTCCGATGTGTATGGCGCCGCGGCGAGGATGTCGTTCACCTTGATGGCCAACTGTTCGGCGGCTGGCCCGTCTGGTGCCCAGCATTCGACGATCAGCAGCATGTGATCGACCGCGCGGGTGCGCTGACCGCCGGCCCGAACCACCCGCAGGAACGATGAGGGCCGCGGATTCGGGACTTTCCCCGACGTCGGCAGTCCGGTCCCCTCCTTGAGGACCCGGATCGCTTCGGCGAGCGGCGCGGTCACGATGACATCGCTCGAATCAGCGTGTGATTCTTCGCGTTGTCGGCGATGGCTTTCGCGTCGGCGGTGACGACGGAGGCACGCCAGCGTCCCTGTGGCCGCATCATGCCCTGCCGACTGCCGGTCGCATACGTGCCCTTGCCCATCGCATTCGCACGAGCGCAGATCCGCTCAGCATGCGACTCGAGTTCAGCAATCACGCCGGGATCACGCCTGAGCTCGTAGAAGCCCTTGACGTTCCAGTCGATCCTCACACGGACCTCACCTTCTGCCACGAGCCCGGCGCGTACGCCACCCACAGCTTCCCTGGACGCTCCATCACCACGAGGACACCGGACGGTTCGGTCACCCACGTGACTTCGGGCCCGTCGAACGTGTCGTACACCTCCTCAAGCTTCCCGGTCGCCTCGTTGACCTCGGCGCCGGTCACGATCTCGATCACCCGTTCACCTTCCGCAGGTTGATCACACGCCACTCCGGTGCGTACAGCTCGATCTCGACGATGTCGCGGTCATGGCCGGCCAGCTTCGGCTCGTCCGTGCGTGGCGCCGCCCAACCGTGGACTGCACGCTCGACCGGAGCGGACCAGGACTCGACGGGGTTACCGTGCGCGTCCTCACCGTTGGCGTCGAAGATCCTGTGTCCGACAGTGAACGGCGTCGGGAACGATTCGATGGTGCCGAATGGAGAGCGGTCGTAGCGTTCTGGTTCGCCGATCACCTCGTACTCGACGCCGTCGACGATCATGCGGTCGCGCGGGCTGACAGGCCAGTTCACCATGTGGGGAAACTCGCTGCCTTGCCGCGGCACCCGAACCTGCGCAGAATCCGCTTGTCGTCCTTTGTCAGCCACGGCGACCCAGATGTGGAGCCCTCCGTGAATGTCCCGGACGATGAGTACGGACCCATCGACCGCGAGAACTGATCCATGTGTGCCGGAACCTGAGCCGATGACGGTGGTGTGTCGATGATCCTTGCGACCATCCGGGACACGACGAGTGCGACATCGTCGGGCACTGGGTCGGGATCGGTGTTGCATCCCATCCAGGCCCGGGCGGATGCCGAGGCTTCATCGAGGAGCCCCAGCACCCGCTCGGTCTCGTCACTCGTCAGTGGTCGCCCGAGACGTGCTTCCACGTCGTCGAGGCTTGCCAGTGCTGGCACTGACTGACTCCTTCGCAGTGAGGTGGTCGCCGACTGTCACCCCGTCGGGGATGGTGTCGCCTGCAGCGAGCACCACCCCTCCGGCGTAGACGACGCCTTCGAGATCGTCACGGATCTTCATCAGAGGACCGTGGCGACCATCGACGCGACGGGGTTCACCAGGACCGGGAGGGCGATCGCGTTGGAGTGCACCCACAGTCCGATCGGGTCCTTGGTCTTGTACGCGCCGACCGCGATGCCCGGCTGGTCACCGGCACCGATGCCGTACTCGGGTTCCATCGCTTCGAGGGTGGGACCGTAGAACGTCGCGCCAAGGATGTTCGAACCGCTGTTGGGGTCGACTGCCTCGGGGAGCAGGAACACCTTATTGTCGCTGGTGACGCGCTGGCCCTTGACCTTGCGGTCGTAGACGACGATCGGAGCCAGCGAGTACGCCGCCAGGACCGCGTTCAGCGAGTCGACAGAGATCGGCGCATCTGCCGTCGAGTTGCCGCGGACCAGGGCACGCAGACCCTCGTCCTTCAGCATCGCCGACAGGATCTTGCGCGAGACGACGTGAGCGCCGACGCTCGCGCCGTCGTTGGCATCCGAGTACGCCTCGTCCCACGTCTGCAGATCGTCGAGGACCTTCGCGCCCGACGCGTTCCACAGGGTCGCCGCGGTGACAGTGTTCCCGGCCGGTCGGCCGAACGACGGTGTCTGCACGAGACCGTTCTCGTTGATCGACAGGCCGCCGGTTTCGAGGGCCTGACCGCGGGCGACCTCGAGGCGGTCGGAGATCGCACGGACCGTGCGGATCGTCGCGGCCTCGATACCGCCGAGCGCGATCGCCGCACCATCGCCACCACGGGCACGAAGCTGATCGTATTCACCGATCCGCTCCTTCAGGCCGAGCGGCAGCAGCTCGAAGATCTTCCGCTCCGCCTGACCGCCGGCACCGACCGGGGTCTCGGCGTCGAAGGAGCGGTACTGGGCGAGCTGTCCGGCACCGTCCTTGCCGACCACAGTGCGGACGACGACATCGTTCACGCTCGTGTTCGGCAGCCAGCGTGCGAGGGTGCCCTGCTTGGATTCGATGTCCTCCTGGGCTGCACGGGCGAACCCGGTCAGCTCCTGAGGGGTGATGGTCTCGGTGTAGAGGGTCGCCATGATCAGGCCTCCAGGAGGAACTGGCCCGACTGGGTCGCGTCAGCAGCGACCGTACTCGGGAGCTTGGACAGGATGATGCGGCCATGCCACACGCCCGGTGCAGCGATGTTTCCGCGAGCAGCGTCGACGGGCTGATCGGTGAACACGAAGCCCGCCAGGACTTCGGAACCGTCGCTCTTGGTCGCGTCATACGGAACAGCGAGACCCGACTTCATGGCGTACGGTTCGCCGGACTTGATGCGGCCATCAGCGATCTTCGCCGACCACGCGGCGGGGTTGAGGGTGACGGTCTTGGCGACGTCGGTGCCGTGGCGCGAGCCGAGCCAGGACTGGTCGCCTGCACCGAAAGACTCAGTGCGCGGGGCGAGCTGGGTCATGGGTGATCACACTCCTTCGTGTGCTCATCAGTGCAGACGACTGTCGTCTGCACGCGGTTAGGAACTGTGCGACTGCTTGTAGCGGTCGCGGCCGGAAGCAATGGAGCCTCCGGTTTTGCCGGGCGGAGTGCCCTGCTGAGGGTTCGGCTGCGGACCCGAGGAGGTCTTGATCAGCGGCGCGAGCTTGTCGACTTGCGCCTTGATCTCTTCCTCGGTGGTGCCGGTGAGGAGTTCGACGAGTTCTGCGGGGAGCGATGCTCCGAGCCGGGTGCGGAGTGCCGAGACTTCGGCGGCTTCGCGGGCGGTCTTCTCGTCGGCGAGCTGCTGCTCGAGTGCCGCGATCCGATCGGCTACATCGTCACTGTCAGCCTTCGGTTCCGGCTTCGGTGCAGGTTTCGGGGCGCTGCCCTTCTTCGCCGCATCGAGCTGCTGCTGCAGTTCCTCGTTCTTCTTCTTCTGGGCCGCGAACGCGGTCACCAGGGGATGGTCGTCCGGCAGTCGCTCCGGTTCCGCCGATGCGGGCGGAGCGGTGGGCGTGGACGGGGTTGCCGGGTCAGCCGGCGGGGTGAGCGAATCGCCCATGATCACTCCAATCGAGTGGTCAGTCCCAGCCCGATCGGCTGGGGTGGTCTCGGTGGCCTGTTGAGCGCCGGCCGAGCGCCTTCGTCCCATAGCGGGGCGGAAGCCTGTGTGTTAGTCGTTGATCAGCCGGTTCCAGGCATTGAGAATCTGCTTCGGATCACCCGAACCAGCCTCAGACCGCGCCCGCTGATACTGCTTTCGCCACTCCTCGACATACGGCGCCTCATGCAACGGCTGCCCCGGCCTCGCCGGTACCGCCATACATCGGCACGCATCGTGGGACTTGAAATCCGCGGTCGACTCCCGGAGATAGTCAGCACCCCTGGTCGCGAGCATCCGACAGAACGCACACGCATTCGCCGACGCGTGCCGAGCCCACCGAGCACCAGGCTCACGACCGACGTTATCGAGCACGGTATCCCGCAGCCCATCGAACAAGGCCCGCTCAGCAGAGCCAGTCAGCAACGCGATCGCCTGATCCCCATTACCGACCGCCAACGCCCACGACGCCGACGACTGCAACTTCTCCACCGGCGGCAACTCCGCCGGCGACGCCGAGAATCGCGTATTCGTCGACGGCTGAGAGTCATACCAAACCGCACCCAGATCAGCCGCAGCAGACACATACGGCGTCACCAATTCCGGATACGCCGCAATCACCAGATCCCGAAACTCCGACGTCGACGTCTCAGCGAGCCGATGCCAGAACCGCGCCAGCTCCGCAGACAACCGACGATCCAACTCGCCGAGAATCGCCCGCACCTCAACAGGCGTCATCAGACCCGCACAGGAGTCTCAGCAACCGGAACAGTAGGCATATCGGACGCTGTAGGTGATATCCGGTTGATCAGTTCCGTCACCGACGACTTGCGCCGGTCGGACTCCAACCGCTGCTGCTCCTGAGGAGACAGGCCCACTCGGTCGTAGGTCACCGACGAGTTGGGCGGCAGCACACCGGACCCGATCAGCTTGGCTGCCTCATCGGCCGCCGCAGACCGGGTCGGGGTCGCCGCGTCCCGCCACGTCACACCGACCTCACGGAACGCGTCCGGGTCGAACTCGCCACGCATCATCAAAGCCAGGCGAGCAACCTCGAGCCACGCCGCACCGAACGACGCCTGACGCCGTTCAGCCCGCTTCACCAGCCGATACTCCTGCTGGATGATCGAATCCGCCGACGTCCCCTGCGGAACCTGAAACCCCAAGTACGGCGCCGGAATGCCAGCCTCGGCGGCGACGAGCTGAGCGTACGTTTCGATCTGGCTTCTGAACGGCGCCGGAGACGACGGACGGAACTCGTGCAACTGTGGTGTGACACGCTCTTCGGTCTCAGGATCGATCTGCGGCGGAATCACATTCATGTTCCCCGCGGTCGACCGCCACTTCGCATCCCGCTTCGCCTGCTCCGACATTCCCTCATCGAGACCGAACACCGCCGGATCCACATCGAGGGCCGTGTACTTCGGAGTCGTGTAGAACTCGCGATTCACCTCAAGGCCCGTCAGCGTCCGCGCGCCCGCCGCCGTGTAATAGCGGATCGCGCGGGTGATCTCACTACGCCCCTGCACATCCGACGCCCGATCCCGGTTCAGCATGCGCGCCACCGGGACCCGACCCAGATTGTGGACATCGCGCGCGACTACCGAGAGCCGGCCACCCGCAGTCTTCTCGAACCGGATCGTCTCATTCGGCAGGTACAGCGTCTCCATCACGACCGTGCCGTACTCGTCGCTCGTCTGCGACAGCGCTGACCGGGCACGACGCAGGCGGTAATCCCAGTCGACCGTGCACGACTCCGTCGACTCAGCGGTGACCAGAACCTCAGGCTCACCAATCGACGCGTCACCGACACCCACCGCGACGAACCCAACGCCGTAGATCAGCGTGTCCAAGTGCCCCCGACCAGACTCGACACCAAGCTGATTGTCCCGGAACACATCGGCCAGACGAGTGCCGTCAGCCGAAGTCCAGCCGCGGAACTCCAGCCGCTCCTCCAGAACGTCGACAATGGTGCCAGGCCAACCCAGCACCGCCTTGATCTGCTCCGACATGCCGCGCGGCGTCGCGATACCCAGGTCTTTCGGATCCTGATTCGCCTCATACCACTTCGACTTATCGAGGTTCGCTTCACGGACCGCTTTCAGTCGGGCACGCATCGCAGCAACCAAGTCGTTCTCGGGGTCCGTCAACGTCAGGGTCGGCAGAACGATAGCCGGAGTAGTCATCTACACCGCCTTCCTGACTGATCGTCGGTCTGGGTCGCGCCCAGGTTTGTGGTTCTTCGTCGCCCCCAGCAGTGCGAGGATGCAAGCGACGAGCGGGAAGATCGAGACTGTCGAGTCCTTGCGATCGAGGCCCCAGCCTCCGGCTGTGCCGATCGGACGTTTCCGGGCGCCCTCCGCAGCCGCGTTTACCGACTGTTGGTCCGCGTGCGTCAGCGTCCCCGCCTTCAGTCGCGACGCCATCAGTCCACAGCCGCGCGCCATGTCCGACGCGCCCGACCGGGCCACGTTCGTTCCGCGCTGCTTCAGTTCGATCTGCATGGACGCCGCCGGGGACGCATCGTCGATCACAACCGGCATTCGCCGGCCTGCGCGATCAGCTACCCAGTCGATCGCCGCCGCCTCATCAGTGCCGCGCCACACCTCTTCGACGTGGGCCGACTCGCCATCGATCCAGCACGCAGCGACCGAGATCTCCCGGGCATGAGACATATCGACCGCGAGCGCATCCGGCTTCACGCCAGCCGCCGGCCCGACATCGACAAGCTCAGCCCATCGCGACATCTTCACCGCGATCTGGTGCGACGACACGTCATCCCACACACCGAGTGCCTCACGCCGCCACGAGTCTTCGTTGCGGAGCTTCTTCCGCAGCCGCAGCATCGCTCGCTCCGACGTTCGGTGCGGAAAGCTCGGGTTCGCCTTCATCCACTGCGCCCGGTCCATCGGATCGCAGCCACGGTCCGCCGACATCTCGATGTACAACGTGCCATCCGACTCCCCGTCGATCGCCTCCTGGCGCATCGTCGAGAAGAACTCACCCTTGTCCTGTGGCCGCGGCGGAGTCCCCATCACCAGACAGAGAGGGTTCTCGGCGACGTTCTGCGCGGCACCCATGTTCTCCAGGGCTTGGAGTGACAGATGTTGGCCTTCGTCGAAGACGAGCACGTCGACATCAGTTCGGCCGCGGCCGAACCCGGAGTCACGAGCTCCGAACTCGATCTTCGAGCCGTTCGTGAAGACGATCGCCTCGTCGCCCTTGCCCTTCGGCGTCGCCTCGATGTGAGGCTGCACCTTCGGGCCCTGCGACATGTCGTAGAACTTCTCGAACGTCTCCAGCGCAGTGTCCTTCACCTGCGCGGTCCAGATGACCTTCAAGCCCGGCTTCATCAAGCACAGCGCGAAGATGATGCAGCCGATGATGTACGTCTTGCCGACCTGTCGCGGAATGCTGATGACGATCGTGTCCGCCGCATACTCGCCGTCGGCATTCAGTGACAGGATCAGCATCGACGCGCCGTCCTGCCAGCCGTCGAAACCCCAACCCAACCGCCGGCACGTCTTCCGCACCGACGGCCACTCCGAGCCAACGATCCCAACCGGGGCGACTACATGCCGAGCAACCTCCGACAACTTCGCCCGCCGACGATCAGTAGCCGGTTCCATCCCACTGCTCGACCTCGAGCTCAGCGACCACAGATGCTTCATCCGACTCTGCGGAGCGCCGGGACTCCTCCTCGGCGATCGCATTCGACAGCTTCGTCAGTTCGTTCGAATACTGGGGCCGAGTGTTGTCACCAGCCTCCGTCATCCCCTCGGCGATGATCCGTCGCTGGGCCTTCAGGATCTCCAGCCGGTCGCCCGACTCCACCGCCTCCAGCAGCGTCATTGGCTCCTTCCGCTCCTCCGGGACTTCATCGGGAGCCACGCCGCGCAGATGCGACTTGCGAACCATCGTGGCCTCCAATCGCTACCCGGGGGGGCGGGGGTGTTCGGGGAGGGGAAACGCCAATGCCCTGAGGTGCGGGCGGGCGATTTCTGAACCCCATGGGGGTGGGTTTTCGTTAGGCTGCCCTTACCACTCCGGAGAGTGGGGCTTGGGCGAGCAGAGGGTGGTCTGGTTGCACTTTTGCGAGTGCCCGTTCGAGCTCCGCGATTCGGCGGATGTAGTCATTTCGGGCCAGCATCTCCGCGATGTTCTCGCGGCTGGTCACCTGTTGTAAGTGGTCAGGGTTGACGCACATACTGTTCCCGCACATGTGGTGCGCGGTCTGTGTCCCTATAGGGTGTTGGAGCTTGGCTTCGAGGATCAGTCGATGGACCTGTAAGTCCCGCTTCCCTACCCTGCACACTGGATAGGGGTTCGAACCCTTCTTGCTTCGCACCTTCGCGCCTTGCCATTCCCAGCATCCGGACTCGGTCCCTCTAGTCCGCCTTCCGACCAATCTGATGACCTGCTGGTAGTCATGGCTTTCGATGGCGGTCCGAAGTGGACTGCGTCTTGCTCTGGCGTGTTCGCTTTGACCGCTTGCTCGACACTCAGTGCTGCAGAACTTGGTCGCTTCGAAGTGGAGTGCATTGCACCATGCGCATTGCTTTGCGTTGGGTCTCTTGGGTGTTGCCCGCATCTGGTCTGCTCGGGCTGCTGTCGCGATTGGCTGAGACATCTTCTGTCGGCATTGCGGACTACAGCAGGGCTTGCCCCGTGGCTTCCGGTGTGCCGTGTAGGTGACGTCGCAGACTGCGCACTGGAACTCGCGCTGCTTGCCGTGTTCCTTTTGCCATCGGTAGTGGCATCGGCCGCACCGCTTTACCTTTGGGTAGTGCGTGGCTGGGCTGGTGCATCCGTCTTCTGTGCAGATACGCTCGGTCATGTCGAACTCCTCCTACGGGTTCGGCCATTGCCCGGGGCGGTTGCAGCCGTCGCCGGGCTTTCTATTCGGTTAGGTCCAGTCGCGGTCGGTGATGAAGTCGATGCCGGTCGGGCGGATGATCTTGTTCGACTTGGCGCGATTACATGCGCGATGTGATGGGACCAGATTGTCGAGTACGTCTTCGCCGCCTCGGTCGAGGGGTGTGACGTGGTCGATCTGGAAGGCTCGAGGGTCGTGGTGGTGTGCGGTGTAGTCGATGGGGTCGCCGCACCAGTGGCATGGCGGTTGGTCTCTGGCGATGATCTTGCGGTGTTTGTCGCGGGTCGCGGTGTTGCGCTTGGTTGCCATCAGTCTCGTGTTGCTGTGCATCCGTGTGGTCGGCAGTCGGCGTGTCGTGTGGTGTCGCATCGTTCACACCAGCGTCCGATGTCGGTGTCTGTGTCGAGGACGTCGAAGTGGTCGTCGGTCATCGGTGGCCTTCGACGAGGAGTGCGCCGCATCCGCAGTACAGTCGGGCGGGGCAGTCTGCTGGGAAGTTCCAGCCGTCGTGGTGCTCATGCTCGGTGCCACGCTTGGCTTGGGTTGCGATGTCGTTGGCTTCGGCGGTGATGAGGTCGAAGATGGATTCAGTCGCGGTCATCGAAGTGCTGGCGTCGCGGATGGCGTCGGTATCTCCTGCATCGCCGGGCCAGGACTCCGGATGGTTCAGGTGTTCACAGTCGCTCATCGGTACAGCCTCTTGTTCACGCTGCGAACGATCACGTCGTCGCGGCCCTCGTTGAGAGTTGGCTGTCCGTTCTGGTCGAGCTGGAAGACGGCGTGCACGTGTGCGTATGGCTGCCCATGCTCGGGCTGCACGTACTCGACTGCGTCTTCGGGGATGATGCAGTGTCCCCGGCGATCGATGAGTTCTGGGTCTCGGTGGGCAGCGGCAACAGCCCAGTCGAAGGCGTGATGCCCTCGTGTCAGCGGCTCTCGTGTCTCACTCATCGCTCGGCCTCCTCGTCTTCTGCTTCGAATCGCCAGCCTGCGACGCTCTCGTGGTGTCCGTCGTGTCCGTCTGCGAGGACGCAGTAGAGTTTCCAGTTGAAGCCGTCTTCGTCGAGCTGGGGCAGGTACGCGGTGCAGGGTCGGCCAGTAGGTCGGAGGTGCTGTCCTGGCTTCGGGGCGGTCATCAGCACGGCTCAGCTGCTCGTATCGCCAACGGTGGCGGTCGAGTAGTAGTTGGGGATGCGGCCTTCCTTGGCTGCGGTGGCTGCTTCCCTCGCGTTGACAAGCTCGATCTTCAGGGACTCGATGATTCCTTCGAGCTTCTTGATCTTGGTGTTGGCGTCCTTGACGTCGGAGCGGAGGTCCATCGCAACCTTCACAGCGTCGACGTTCTTCTCACTTTCGCGTTTGAGGTCGGCGCGGAGTCGTTCGGCTTCGTTCGCTCGGTAGGTCAGGTTCGCGATCTGTTCATCGCGGTCGTTGAGGTCGGCGCGGTAGACGGCGAGTAGTGCGCGCATCGTCTCGTCGATCTGGTTCACGTGTCCTCCAAGCTGAGTCGGATGGTGATGTCGATGCGCAGCCTGGCGAGTGTGTCGCGGGTGATGGCGTCGGTGATGGGTCGGATGGCGTCGGTGATCTGCTGGGTGAGCCAGGCGTGGAGGCCGGTCATCAGCACGCCATGCAGTCGTCGCAGATGTCGCCGCTGACTGGACAGATCGGGTCGTCGATGTGGCCGGGTAGCGCGGTCTCGGTCGCGATCTCGCTGGCCGCGATCCGCTTCTCTCGTGCGCGTCCGACGACGTGATCCGCGGTGCCGCACCATGGGTGGCACGGTCCGCGTCGTCGGTAGTTCGCCCGCATCATCCTGGTCATGTGCTGCACCGTGAGTATGGGTCGAGGGCGGCGGGCAGGCGGCGTACCAAGTGCAGTGCGGTGGTGCCGATGATCAGGTGGGCGGCGATGTCGATGGCGATGTGTCGTGCTCGGAGGCGGTCGACGGTGCGGGACAGTAGGGCGTCGTGGTGGCCGGTTCGGATGCACCACGCTTCGTAGCCGATAACGCTGCCGATGAGTGCGGCGAGCGTGGCTTCTCCGATCACCGCTGACCTCCTGGGGCCGGTGTGAAGTTTGGGTGCCCGCGAACGTCACCTTGTGTGGTGTCGAGTCGCGGGCTGTTCCCCTGTTGTGCAGCTCGCGCCTCGCCGTGAAAGGTCGGGTCGTGGGCGTGGCTTGCGTCCCGGCACTCGCATGACGTGGCGGGACTGACACTCGGGGGACGTGACCCCCGACGCCGAGCAGCCCGTCGCGCGTCGGGGTGGCCGCCATGTGGCGGCTAGGTTCCCGGTGGTTTCGGTCCGCGGCCCACCAAAGCAGAGGATCGGCGGGGCGACCGGGTCCGGGAACGACTACGGCGAAGTGCCCCCGGTTTTGGAGACAGCTTCGCCGTGCCACCAACTCTACACGTGAATCACACGCATGTCATTCACCTGATGCGATTGGTGTCGCGCCGATGGCTCCGGCGAGGATGCCGAACCGTTCCGGGGGCCAGAAGGTGCGGCAGTGTTGGCATTCGCATCCGTGCCGGCCGATCTGCAGGGCGGGTTGTCTGACGGTTTCCCCTGCACTGTCGGGCCGGTACACCTTGGCGGTGCCGCAGGCTGGGCAGGGGTTCGGGAGGGTCCAGCGTCGTGGTGGGTCGAGGAGTTCGCGGGCACGTGCGGCCCACCAGGTGAGGTCCGCGGTGCGTGCTTTCAGTACCGGTACGTCCTGCGGTCTGAACTGCGTTTCTTCGAGCCATGCCAGTCTTCCTACGGTCCCTGTGACGTTGATGGGTGATACCCAGTCTCGGACGGTGCGGTCGATCTGGTCGCAGAGGTCGACGGCGTCGAGGACGACGGGTGGCATGGAGCGGGCGTGTGAGCCGTTGCCTGTGCCTTGTGCTCCGGCGATGTACTCGCGCAACTGCGTGTACAGCGGATCACCCCATGCGGGTTCGGTGGCTCCGTTGTCGCGTTCTATCAACGTTCGGGTGCGTCCGATCAACGAGTGGATGGCGTCTCGGAAGGCTTGGCGGGTGCCGGGCAGGTCGTGCTCGGTGGTGTCGGTCATGCGTCCTCCTGGTCGGATTCGATGCAGTGGTCGGTGTGGTCCAGTACTCGCTGTACGAACGCGGTGTGATCGCCGTGGCCGGTGAGGGTGGTGCCGCACATGCAGGTCCAGTCGTAGTGGATGCTGGATGCCACACGCGCGCGAACCCGAGACGAACGTGCCGTGATCAGGGCGGTCATGCGGGTTCTCCTTCGCGGGTGTGGCACTCGGGTCCGCAGCCGTGCGGTCGTGGCGGCGGGTCGTCTCGATGGCAGACGAAGCAGTGGGGTCGTGTGAGTGCGGTGAGACTGATTGCGACGCCGGCTGGCTCGTCGGGTTCGGCGATGCGTTTGGTGGCGTGGAGGGTGACGATGTGGGAGTCGTCGGTGATCCAGATGCCAGTGATGGCGTCGAATACGGCTCTGGTGAGCTTGTCGAGGTCTGGACGCTTCACGGCTGGCGGTGTGGGGCGTCGCTTTGCCGTCTGTTTAGGCCGTGGCATGACGAAATCGAGGTTTGCGCCTACTGGTCCCGGAGGGAGCATTCCGCCTCTCCTGCGGGCTTCTGAGGCGATTTCGGTTCGCCATGGTCCGACCGCTTTCGAGGACTCGAGCATTCGGCCGTTCCCGATGTGCCGCTTCGATCCCTGGGGTGCCGGTCGTCCTTCGACGAAGACGTGACGGTCGGTCATGCGATGCCTTTCTCGGCGAGGATGGATCTGGCTTCGGCGAGGCCCCTGCGTCTTCGGTCGTCTTCGGTGGGGTCGTGGTTGCAGACGCGGCGGTTGCGGTAGCCGCGGGTGTCGCACAGGTCGCAGTCGTTGATGGCTGCGCGTTCGGCGTCGGCTTGGGTGGCGCGGTGTTCACGTTCGGCTTCGATGTCGGCGCGTCGTTTCTCGGCTTGCCACGCTTCGAGGTCGCGTCGGGCTTGGGCGCACCCGCCGCACGCCGGCGGATTCTCGACCCCGACGTGTGCCGTGCATCGATCTGAGGGGCGGCCAGTCGCGCGTGCTGGGTCAGCACTTCCCTTCCCAACTTCTATAGATAGGTCGGGTCGGGTCGGGTCGGGTCGGGAAACCGTGGACGGACGGTTTTGTCCCCGGTCTCCGTGACCAACCTGTCCACCGTGGACATTTCCCTCTTCCTGCTGGTCGGCGGCTTTCTTGCTTTTCGCTTCGCGCCACTTTGCTTTCTTGTTGCGCTCGCGTTCGCGCGCATCGAGGACGCTGCTTTTCGTCGGTTGCGATTCAATCCAGTCGTGAAACGCGAACGATTCGCTTCCCGATCGCTCGCCAATCGCCCGCCACAGGCCCGCGTCGAGGAGCCCTCGAACCTGCGCCTTGGTGCCGCCGAGTGCCCGAATCTGCCGCCACGAGATCACGCCATCGGTGAGATGCCGGGAGCAGTACGAGCCAGCAGTCACCCACAATCCGCGTGACGCCATCGACACACCGACCAGCTTCGGATGGTCGTAGAAACCGTCATCCACCTTGAACCACGTCACTACGGCTCCTCCTCTCTCGATGTGTCGAACAGCGTCGGCTCGGGTGCTACCGGCGGACCTTCGTGGTCCCGGTACGCGTTGAGCGCGAGACGCACCAACTCCATCGGCTCGAGCGAGTCCGAGTGGAGGTCGTCGACGAAGCAGATTCCTTCGGGCATCGCCTTGTCGAGCACTGTTATTCGCCAGCGGTCGCCAGTTCGCGGCTCGACGATGACTCGGTAGTCGAGGGTGGATTCCTTGTAGCCGAGCAACGCGAAGTCCAGACTGTCGCCGGCCTTGCGCATCGCCGTCTTGTCGATCACGACGCGTCCTCAAAGTCGAACAGGGTTGGGAGGTTCTGTTCGCGTTCGGCCGCTTCGAGGTGCTTCACGCCGTCGAGCCAGTATCCGGGATTGAGCTCGACGGCACGGCCGCGGCGGCCGAGTCGCAGCGCGCGGTTCGGGACAGTCGCGAGACCTCCGAACGGGTCGAACACGAGGTCCCCCGGGTTCGAGTACCGCTCGATCAACCGGTCGACGATGTCGAACTGCAGCGGGCAGACGTGCATCTGCATCGCACGCCGCTTCTGCTCCCCGTTCAGCGTCAGCATCCGGTTCACGTCGTGCCACACATCGGGATGCCATGACGCCGGCGCGAGCGACATGAATGTCGCCGGGAGCGCACCCTGCCCGTCGAGTGCCTCCCCGACCTTGATGTGAGAGGTGTAGTCGTACACCTGCTTCAGGGTGTTCTCGGTGAAGGCCTTCGACCTCTGCTCGACAGGCATCGCTACGAGCTCGTCCGGCGTCAACGGCCGGTCTCCGGACGACCGCCAGAATGCGTGCGCATCGATCTGCCACCGCGCCCGCGTATAGGTGTCCTTGTCGTGAGCCACAGGAACGTCCGCGTAGCCCTTGGTGCGGTCAGTCTGAGGCTTGTGGAACAGCAGGATGTACTCGGGAGACCCGACGCCCATCTTCGTGCCGTCCTTCGCCATCTCGGACCATCCGAGCCGGTAGGTCTGGTTGTTCTCGCGGACCACATCGGTGACGACGGTGATCATGCCGAGGTAGTCGAACCCGTGCTTGATGCCGTGCTGCAGAGCTTCGGCGTGAAACGGGGAGACGGTTGGGACGCCGGCGCCGGTGACGTTGCCGAACAAGATCCGGTCTTTGACGTGGCAGGCGTAGATCCGGCCGGGCGCGAGGATCCGAAGTAGCTCCGGGGTGAGGTAGTCCATCTGCTGCCAGAAGTGATCGTTGTTATCGGTGTGCCCGAAGTCGTTGTAGCTCGGCGTGTACTCGTAGTGATTCGAGAACGGGATCGACGTGACGATCAGGTCGACTGAACCTTCATCCATGCCGCGGGTTTCGGCGACGCAGTCGTTGTTGGCGAACACCCAGCCGTCGCCGGACGCTTCGCAGCGGTCGATGCCCATCGAGCGGGTCAGTTCGGTGACCACAGACGCGGGATCGAGTCCGTGTTCTCGGATGATGTCAGTCATGGTTCCTGCCAGGTCATCGTGCCGCGACCACTTCTCGCGGATGGTCGCGATGACCTCCGACTCGGTGTTCGCATGGATCAGGTGGGTGTAAGTCGGCCGCGTCTGCCCGAACCGATGGATCCGGTGGACGGCCTGGATGATGTTGTTGAAGCTGTAGGTGACGCCGACGAAGATCGCGGTGTTGCACTGCTGCAGGTTCATGCCCTGTCCGAGCATCACCGGCTTCCCGATCAGCGCGTACGTGTCCCCGCGCTTCCACTCCGCGAGCCGCCGCTCGACCTCGTCCGGGTCCAGCGATCCCCGCACAGACGAGAACGTGAGTCCATGCTCGGCGAGGGCGTGCTCAATGGCGTCTTGCTCGGCGTTGAGGTCGCACCACACGAGAATCTGGTCGCCCGGATTCGCGCCGCGATGTGCCGTGACGATCTCCATCAGCTTGGCGATCCGCGCATCCATCGACAGGCGCTTCTCCGCTGCCGCCTCCTTGAGCCCGAGAGCGGCGTTGCGGAACAGCCCGCCCTGTCCGTCGCGGTCGACGTTGTCGTCGGTCATGTCGACGACGACCTCGTGCGTTTCGATGTGCCGTTCGGGGAGGTTGTACCCGGTCGCATCGCGGCCGAGGTCGGCCGGCGACTGCACGAACGCCGCCCACGATGCGAGCCACAGGTAGAACTCGCGCTCCTTGTGCGGGTACAGGGTGAGGTTGTTGGCCTTCGTGGAGTCGCGCTGGAAGAACCTCGTGAGTGCCTGCCCGGTGTCCATGACGCCGAGGAATCCAGCGTAGTGGATGAGTTCCTTGAACCTGTTTGGCGAAGGAGTGGCGGTAGCGACGAATTTGTATGGAACGGCGGCGAATCCGGCGAGGAACGTCTGGTACGTCTTCGACCCGAATGACCGCAGGACTGACGCCTCATCGAGGCTGACTGCGGTGAACTCGTTGACGTCGAGACGGCCGTCCCGAACCGATTCGTAGTTCGTGATGTAGATTCCGTCGCCGTCGACCTCAGATGTGCGCCGAATGAACCGAGTCGGGATGCCGAGCATGTCGGCGTCGTGCGCGAACTCGATACGGACGCCGAGCGGCGCGATGATGAGACCGCGACCGCCGCCGTGCTTCTCGAGCGTTATCCGCAGCGTTTCCAACTGCATCACCGACTTACCAAGTCCAAACGCCGCAAAGATAGCTCGGCGCCCGCCAGTCACAGCCCAAGCGACGATGTCGCGCTGGTGTGGTTTCAGGATCGGGTTGATGTCCGACCACTCGACCTTGTGACCGTACGTGCGATCGAACGCGACTTTCCCTTCAAGGAACCGCTCGTAGTCGTCCATCGTTTCGCGGCCCATGCGGCCGGCCGCCAGCATGTCTTGTGGTCTCATGCCGCTTCCGCCTTTCGTTTGGCGGGGTGTCCGTAGCCGGGGAACCGTTTCTGGATGGTGCGGCGTGCGACACCGATACGCTCGGCTACCCGGTTGTAGGAGGCGCCCTCACGCAGCATGCGTTCGGCGGTGGCAAGGTCAGCTGCACTCCACTCGTGGCGCGGCTTCATGCGGTTCAGTCGAGCCTGGCGATCCCTCTCAGCTTTCGCACGCCGCTGCTGCTCGAGTTCGTAGTCGCGGCCACGCTGCAACTCGGGCAGACCGGTGCGCTTGTTGAAGTACTTGCGTTCGGTTTCGGTGACCATCGCCGTCAACGACTGCCACTCCTTGAGTTGGGCTTTCGTGCCTTTCGCTTCGGGGTAGTGGCGGGTGATCCAGGCGGTCGGGACGCCGATGGTGGCGGCGATTTCGCCGGGTGGGCATTCGTCGGCGATCATCGCGAGGATCCGCTGATGCTCGTCGTCGGTGAACGTTCTCTTGCTGCTCATGCGGGTGGGTCCTGTCGGTGGTGGGCGCTACCGTGCGCGAGTGAGTGAGGTGTCGTGGTGCTGGTATTCGCCGGGCCTGGTTGAGGCGCCTGGTGGTGGGTGGGTGTCGACGATGCCGCTCGACTGCCACGGTTGCGGTCTGCGGTGGTCGGATCTGGGGTTGCAGATCGTGCGCGGGAACGTGGTCCGCTCGTGGGGTGCACCGCCCGGGTATCCGTCCGCGACCGTGTTCTACGAGTGCCTCGGGTGCGGGCACCGGACGTACTGCCGGTCATGACGCATCCCCGATCTGGTGTCCGCATGGGAGTGGTCCGCCGAGGTGGTATTCGTCGAGGTCGGTGGGACGTCCGTGGCCGTCGTCGGCGAAGCAGCAGTGGTCGGCGTGGTCGGCGACTGGTCCTGTGGTGCATGGGCATCCGGTGCTCATCCCTGCGCCTCCCGTGCGAGCTGTAGGCAGTGTGCTTCGGCCGCCCACGCCGTGTTCTGCATTTCGGGTGTGGCGCCGGTGGTGTGTGCGATCCGCTCGGCCACGTCAGCAAGGCGGCGCCAGATCCATCCGGGGGTTTCGGGGCAGCGCTGCGAGTGACCTCCAAGTCCTCCGCAGCCGCCGCAGTAGATGTCACCCACGGCCGGCCTTCCCGTCAAGTGCGCGGAGCAACGAAGTCGCACCGCAGTGGAGGCACTGCGAATCCGTGTCGTTGCCGTCGGGGATGCGATAGCCGCACACGCAAGGATCAGCTTCCCAACGCTCGGCCAACTTCCGCACCCGCTCCACCTCGGCGCGCAGCTCGTCACGCTCGATCTGCAAGTCGTCCTTGGCGACGTAGTGCTTGATCGCAAGGTCCTGGTTCTCCCGCTCGGATCGCCGCGTGGCTTCCAGCTCGTCGGCCAGCTCGCGCACGAGATCCGGCGCCGCGGCGATGAAGCGGGCATCGGCTTCGCCGGGATGCAGCAGAGCGGCGCACCGGATGATCTCACGCGCATCGGTGAGTTCGTGCTTGTCGTCACCGAGTGCGATGAGCCGCGCCCGGGTCTCCGCCGTCCACCACCACCTGCCTTCGGTGATGCCGTCGAGGGCTGCCCGTGCACGCTGCACGATGTCGGTGGTGTCAGGCAACTCTTTCAAGTTCTGAAACTGTTCAGTCATCGGAGTTCTCCTTGCTGGTGTGGGTGACGCGGACTGGCCCGAACCGGCGCAGCATGGTCTCCCAGTCGATGTACGTCTTGCCGCCGAGGTAGAACTTCCAGTAGCCGTCGATCGACGGTGCACTGGTCTTGCCGAAGTTGAGTAGTTCGGCCTCGGGGTCATCGTCGGCGGATTCGTCAGCGAGCGTCGGCCCATCGCCCCACCCGTAGTCCGCCCACGCCAGCGACTCGACGCCGATGACATTCGGCGGTTCGGGCGCGCCCATGTCGAGGACGTCACCCACCTTCGCGGGGTCAGTGCCGGTCATAGCGACCACCACCGCTTCGGCCCCCGAATCTGCATGCGCCCGCAGGTGTCGCAGTGTCGGTACTGACGGTGCGAGTCCCTGAACGTGACCCAGAATCCCCAGACGTGCCGGTGCCTAGTCATCGCCCTCACCCGCCTCGGCGTGAGCGGCGATCAGAGCAGTACCGACGTCCAGGGCTCGGTCTGCATCCCACGGTCCGTAGATCGGTATGTCACTGCCGTCCGGGTACGACACACAGATCGACGATCTGCGCGAGTCGTAGTCGACCTGAATCTCGTCGTCGCGGGACAGCCAGGCGACGTCGCGGTCGCAGCGATGAATCGGCTCGGGGAGCTTCACGATCGCGAAGCCGGCCGCGGTGAGCGCGTCGAGCTGGTGTGCGGCGTGCAGCACAGTCACGTCCCGCCCTCGGATGGGCTCTTCCCACCCGCACTTGCAGGTCGCCAGGCGCATCCCGTGGACCCGCTCGTGCGCGGCGATGACGTCCCGCGCGTCCTGCCCACTCATGCCGCACCATCCTCGGGAGTCCACAAGACAACAACAGGGAAGGGAACCATCGGCGGCGCGTGTAGGCGACCGAGTGCCACCCACTGCTCGCGGATGCGTTGCCAGACACGCCACGTAGGGTCGAGAACCATCGAGTTCCGTGGCAGCGCATCGAGTTCTTCGACGGTCCGCACCGTGCGGGCCTCACGCCAGGTCGCGGCGACGTGTGCGCGATGATCACCCTCGTCGTCGAACCAGGTGCCGCAATGGCAGAGGATGAGGTGGGCGTCCTCCTCGCCGGGATTGACGGATGCGTGCGCGGCTAGGTGCTTTTCGAGCGTGATCATGCTGCACCGCCGTCCGAATGTCCCCACTTTTCGATGACCGCATCCAAAGCCCACTGCCGGTCGGCGGCCCACACCTCGCACATGTCCGCGAGGGCCGCGAGCATCGGACGCCGGACTGCGATCTGATCACCTTCCGCCTCAGGCCAGCCGTCATCCTGTGCGATCAGTGTGCGGAGGCCGTCGATGGTGCCAGTCCAGCAGCCGACACGCAGCGCCCATCCGCTCACGGTGGGTGTGAGGATTGCATGTCCAGACGGGAGGCCAGTCACAGACAGGATGGGGTCCGCGTCCCGGAGGTCCGCGTCCCGGAGGTCCGCGTCCCAGAGGTTCGCGCCCCGGAGGTTCGCGTACCGGAAGTCCGCGCCCCGGAGGTTCGCGCACCGGAGGTCCGCGCCCCCGAGGTCCGCGCCCCGGAGGTCCGCGCCCCCGAGTTCCGCGCCCCCGAGGTCCGCGTACCGGAGGTTCGCGTCCCGGAGGTCCGCGCACCGGAGGTCCGCGCCCCCGAGGTCCGCGCCCCCGAGGTCCGCGCCCCGATGCCCCTGTCGTGCAGCCTCAATCTCAGCCATTGCGTGAGCAGTGCGCTCTGCCACCGTACTCATGCCGCACCGCCGTCCAACTCCGGGGCGGACAGGTCAACGACAGCGCGGAGGCCGGTCATCGACGCCTCACCACTGCCGCTACTGCGGTAGCAGTCGTACTTGAGCGCTGCCTGCTGGTACAGGTCTTCGGTGGTGGTCATCGGCCGCTCGATCCGAAACCATCAGTGCCACGCCCATCACCAGACGGCGGGAGATCTTCGACCAGCTCGACTGCCGGCGTGGCGATCGGGACGATTAGGAGCTGCGCGATCCGCTCCCCTGCGTCGATGAGTTCCGGGGTCGGCTCCCACGTGGCGAGCGCGACTCTGATCTCGCCGCGGTATCCGGCGTCGATCACGCCGATTCCGTTCGCGAGTGCCAAGGACCGGCCGTAGGCGAGCGACGATCGCAGGGCGACGATCCCGACATGCCCCGCAGGGATCGCGACCCTGGCGCCGGTCGGGACGACAGTCACCTCGCCAGGCTCGATGTGGACGCGCTTGGCGGCGTAGAGGTCGATACCGGCATCATGCGCGTGAGAGCGGGCCGGGACAGGAGCACCACGAGGGATGCTGACGGGCAAGATAGTCATGCGGAAAGTCCTTCCAGGGCAGCACTGCCAGGGCAGGCAGTGAATCGGAGTTGGGGAATCGGAGACGCCGTAGCCGGCCGCAAATGCCAGTCACGGCCACACCCATGCGGGCACTCAACCGAGAGGCGTTTCCTCGGCGACGGAGGTCGATAGTCCGGTTCCGGTGCGCCACGACGACGAGCCTCGACAGTCCGCAGAATCCAGCGGTGACAAGGCGAACAGAAGCCGTCAGCGAACCGTCGTGGACGCGTGCACCACGATGTTTCGCACCGAGGTCGGGCCAGGATGTCGTAGTGATGGTGGCAGTAGTGCTTCGCGGCTACCCTCATGGTGCAGCCGGGGATCATGCACTCCTGGCCCGGTGCGTAGGTGGCGCGCTTCGGTGCTGGTGCTGTGCCATCGCGCATGGCCTGTGAGTAGTGCTTGGAGCACAGGCCGCGGGCGAGATGCCGCTGACCGCAGCCTGGCCGGTCGCAGGTCCGCATCATGATGCGGCCTCCTCGACAGTCTCGGCGCCGGAGGATAGGTCGGCGATGCGGTCATTGACGCGGGCGATCAGACCATCCACACGCTCACGAGGCTCGCCATGCAAACCGGAGAGCCAACCGACCATCTGCCCGAGCTTCTCGACGTCGTCCATGCCGTCGATGCGTGTCTCGATGTCGGCCGGAATCTTCGACGGCGACGGAGCATCCGGGAGCGGCCTCACAGTGAACGGAGCCCGCTTGCCGCGCGTGACGGTGAGTGCGACAGTCTGAGCTTCACCGATGTGCGAGGCGTGGCTGATACGGATTCCGCCGACAGCAACGCCACCGAACTTGACGTCCGGATCGCGGTAGATCGTCAGACGCCGGCCAACGTACGCAGCACCGTCCGGCCCCCAGATCGCAACAAGGATGCGACGCATACTCTTGCCTGGCCGGAAACTCTTTCGCGGCCCGAAAACGTCAGTGAACAGGTTGATCGGCTGCTCGGCGTTGCCACGAGTGACGTCCGTAATCGTCACAGTGACAGGTCCGGCGATCAGGTCCTCCGCGTTCACCTGATCCGATCTGGCTTCAATCATCGTGGACAGGTCGATGTTCTGGTCGGTCACAGCACGATCTCCTGGTCGAAGGTTTCGAGGATGCGTTCGGTGAGCGGGAAGCCTTCGACCCCTTCGGCGTACCGGCGCACAATCTCCTGAATGTTCTGCTCGGCCTGTCTCACGGCCTGCACGATGACCTGCTGCCATGCGGGATTCGGGTAGACGCGTCTCACCCACATGTGCATGCCGGCGGTGTAGTCGATGTAGTCGATCCACTTGCGGCCGGACACGAGTAGTCCGCACTGCAGCTGAGCCATGTTCTCGGCGGGAACTTCTCCGGCGAGAACGTTGCGGACGTGCGATCTCTGCGACCGTGACTTGACCTCGATGAGTCCGTCGTCGCCGACGACACCGTCAGGGCTGTATCCGAGCTTGAAGTCGCCGAAGTCGCGGACCATGAACCCGGTCTCGCGGACCTTGGCGAACTGTGTGCGGTAGACGTCGCGGGCGATCGGCTCATCGAAGACTCCGCGGTACATGGCGGCGGTCATCGGGGTGTCGTCAGTGAATCCCGAGAACCGTTCACCAGCCAACCCGAGGAGGATGCCGCGTGAGGTGTCGTTCGATGCGGGTTCGAGGATCGGCGTCGATGAGCCGGATCGTGCGGCGGCGGCACGTTCGGTGTGCATCGTCTTGATCGAGTCGCCGGTGCGCTTCGACACGCACGCCGCGTTCGCTGGTGCCTGACAGGTGGGGCACTCGTAGTCCTTGGCGGACAGTGTTCGTTGGGTGATGAGGTGGCCGACGATGCTCGCGGTGACGATGCCGCGCCGCTGCTCAAACCACTCCTCGGACCCCTGCTCGATCTGCGGGTACTCAGTGAAAGTCATGCGATATCTCTCTCGGGTGTGACAGCCCACGGATCGGGGTCCTGTGAGCGGTCGATGAAAACAGGTTTGCGGTCGCAGTGCCCGTGCCCGCACTTCGCGTGCCAGCTGGTCTTGCGGATATCCGGGCACTGTCCGGGACGGTGGCCGCAGCACATGAGCCCGGCCGGCGCCGTGGTCGTCGTGCGGATCATCGGTTGATCCAGCGGATCACCCACCGCAGCTGCGGCGGCATACGAGACGGATCGACATCCTCGGCTTCGAGACGACCCGCAACGACCCCGCACACCAAAACAGTCAGGCCGAGGAGGATCAAGATCATGCTGTTGGTGAGCATCAGGTGCTCCTTTCGGTGGGGTCCGGTCCCTGCCCCATCCCCTCTCAGGGCAGGGACCGGAAGTGTTTAGGCGGCGGTGGTGCGCCGTTCGGGGCGGGTGAGGATGCCGGTGACCTGCTCGCGGAGCGCGGTCGACGGTTCGGGCCAGCGCGCGGCCTCGGCAGTGAGGCGCTCCTCCACTTCGGGTGACGCGTTACCGGGAGCGAGCGGCCAACGGTCGGGATCAGTCATCGCCGCTCCCCCTGTGTCGTGGCATCGGTGATGACGTGCGCGTAGTGCAGGAGCTGCTGCGCGAGAGTCCGCGCATCTTGTGCTGTCATCTGCGCGGTGATGAGCGTCTGCCCGTCCGCTGCCGTCTCGATGAGGCGAACGACGCGACCGTGCGGCCCGTATCCGGCTTCGGTGTACAGTTCCCGCCCGGATGCGGCGTCGAAGCACCTGGTGTCGTACGTCGGGGCGCTCATGCCGGCACCGGGGTTTCGGTCTTGACGAAGTCCAGGAGCGCGGTCAGGACAGCTTCGGCGGACTCTTCGCGGGTGCCGGTCACGGAGATGGATGCGACCCACCCCGCTTTCGGGTCGTCGCGGTTGGCGACACGGATGCGGTCGAACACTGTGCCCTGCTCCTGGAAGATGTCGGCGGACACCGTGTTGATGTTCGCTTCCCACCTGCCGAGGTGGAACCGGAGGCTGATCGAGCTGCAGTCGTCCGGGTTGTCGACGAGCAGTCCGACGACCTGTCTGGTTAGGGTGTCGATGCTGATCATGCGGGGTCACCGCCGATCGAACCCATCGCGTCGGAGTACTGCGGGCAGTAGGCCTGGATACCAGCGCCGAGCAGTGCACCCGCCTGGTCGGTGTCGCCGTCGAAACCGTCGAGGACAACGAGCGCGACGGCTTCGGGGGTGTTGCCGGCGTCGAGTGCGTCGCAGATGGCGTGGGCGGTGTCGATCGCCTGCTGCCCGGTGATGCCTTCCTCGGCGACGACCTGCAGGAAGATGCGGTCCTTCTGCGTCTCGGTCAGCTCGGGCGTGGTGGGCGGGGTGGTCGACTGCGGTGCGGTGACACTCACATCAGCGACCGGCGCCGGATCAGGGGTGGTGCTGCACGCCGTGAGAGGTAGGGCGAACGCGGCCACGGCGGCCAGGATGGGCTTGCGGATGGTCATGGTCAGGAGTCCTTCATGCGTGAGTACGCGTCAGCGATGGCCTTGAGGTCGTCCATGTCGAAGACGACGATCGTGGGGAAGTCGGAGTCGATGTCGTGGCGGCCAAGGATGGTCACCGCGACGCACTGGTCGTCGGGGAAGTCCTGGGTGACGAGCACGGTGCCGTCGTGGACGTTGTCCTGGTCTCGGGTGGCGGTCGCCTTCATCACTTCGGCTCCGGGAAGTGCTCAGGGTTCCGTCCGCCAGGAACGAACCTCAGATAGCCGACCGTCTCGCCAGCTCGATACGCATTCCACGACTTGACCGTCACGGCCGCCAAGTAGGTGGACGAGAGCTTTCCGGTGGTGTTGGAGCGGTTCTTCTGGAGGAGCTTCGCCAGCGTGAAGATCGGCTGATCGACGTTCTGATCGATGCCGTGCGACAGCTTTTCGAAGAAGTCCGTTGCATCGTCAGGTTCGATGTTCGAGCACGCGTGGAAGATCGCCGCCGACACCTGGATCGGCAGAAAAGCGTTGTGGCTCACCCGCGTCAGGAGCGGCACGACGTCGCGCAGCCACGGGTTCCGATCCAGCTCGTGAAGGAGGACAGAGTTTGAAACCGAACTTCTCGAACCACCACCGAACGTGCGGAATCCCTGGTTCCAGAGATAGACGCCACGAACAGCGGCAGCGAGTCCGACGTAGTGCTCTTCGCCGCGCAACTTGAGGACGTCCGAGAACTTCCGGTTCGCACCGGTGTCCATCGTGTGCTGCGTGGACTTCGGGAGGTCGCGAATGACGAGCATCTGCACGGTGATTCCGGACCTGACGATTGCGTGCAGTCGGTGCTGCCCGTCGAGGAGGGTGCCGTCTTCTGCGAACTTGATCGCTTCGCCATTCCACTTCCAGTCGCCGTTCTCCATGTCTGCGGCGTAGGCATTGACTCGGACCTCGCGAACGTTGCGGTTGTGGGTGTTCTTGGTGAGGTAGCGTTCAGCGATCTCGGGCGTGATGGTCTCGATGGAGACGTTGGGTACGTTGGACACTGCTAGACTCCTTGTGAGTTGTTGATGCGATCGAGTACGGCTTGGAGGCTTTCGATCGCGTTGGTGAGGTGGCCCCGCAATTGCGGGGCCACTTTTTCTTTGGAGGATTCGAAGCGGTCATCCGCTGCGATCCGATTGAGACGTTCGATGACCTTGGTGAGGTCGATACCGGCGTCTCTGGCCTGGTCTGCGATGGGTCGACGCTTCGGCTTTGCCGGCGTCGACTCCGGATGCACTTGCATGTCGTCGATGTCGTCAGCGGTGAAGCCGGGAACGATCTCGTCGTCGTGGCATTCGTTGAGTGCGTCGGCGTCGTATGCGGCGTCGATCCAGTCCTGATCCGACATGGTGTCTGGGTCACGGCCGTCGACGATGCCGCCGATCTCGTCGCCCGACTCGTCGGTGAATGTGGCCTGGCGGCGCGGCTGGGTCGCGGGCCGTACCCGACCATCGCCCGAGACTCGACTGTCCAAGTTGGACACTTGCCCGGACTCTTCGAGGTCGCGACGCACTGCGCCAGCCGTCGACGGACTCGCGCCAGTCCGCTTTGCGTGCTCGCGGTCCGACAGATGCGGATCGGCCTTGATCGACTCGGCGACGATCTGGCGCTTCTGCTCCCGCGTCAGGTGACGGCGGTGCAGGTTCAGGCTGAACGCGAGGCCGCGCAGCTCCTGCTCACCCTTGTCGGAAACGGTTCGCGGACAGTGCAGGTTGTACTTCCGAGCGATCTCGTCACGGTGGTGGCCGTCGACGATGGTTCCGTCTGTCGACACGAGGATCGGAACCTGCACGCCGTTGATCCGGATCGACTCTTCGAGCTCTGCGCGTTCATCAGCCGTCAATGGCGGCATGACTTGAAAGCCGACCATTAGGCGACCTCGTCAACGGGGCGGGAGGTGGTAATGGCCGCGAGGGGGACGCCGAGTGTGGTCGCAATGCGCCGCGCCATGTCTGGCGTGCACCGTTTGCGTCCAGCCTCAATGTTCGAGAGGTGAGGGTGGGTGGTTCCGACTGCGACGGCGAACTTTCCGAGTTTCCAGCCGTACGCCTCGCGGAGGGCCTTGATCGTGGCTCCGGTACGAACCGGATCGTCGTTCTCGTTCATGCATCTCACTGTAGGAACGAACAGGAACCGTGTCAAGAATGGAACGGAAACTGGTTCCGCCACAGCGCATCAGCGCAGGTCAGAGTGGAACCACATTCTTGTTCTTTCACCTATGGGTTTCTGCGATTCCGTCCTGTTCCGCAGGTGCCGAGGAGTAGATGTTTCTCTTTGATTCCTGCACGATGAACGTCATGACCAGCACGGAGTGGAAACGAGTCGCCGCCGCAGTCGTCGCACGGAGGGCTGAACTCGGAATGAAGACCGCGAAGGAACTCGCGGAGCGCGCCCAGCTGACTCCCCGAGTGATCGGCGACGTTGAGAACGCACGACGGACGAACTACGGAGCCGGGACCAAGGCGCAGATCGAGCACGCGCTCGGCTGGATCCCCGGATCTATCGACCTAGTGCTGCAGGGGGAGCAACCACTCGCTGTGGGTGCCACTGAGAATGCCTTCAAGTTCGACAGGACTGGACGACGCGCTCAGCTTGGCTACCAAGATGCAGCTGCTGACCGCATCCTGAAGCTCTACCTATCCGCAGTGGGACTGACTCAGCTGATCAAGCAAGAACCGGCAACTCCTCAATCCGTACGAGACTTCGCCGACAGCCTCGCTGAGGAGATTCTGAAGGTTTTGGGCGAGACGGTCGGACCCGACGCTTTGCGAGCCTTGTCTGCAGGGTTCCTCCGATTCGCAGACATTGCCGAGAACCACTCTGACTACAACGAAGAAGGAGCCGACCATGACACTGACACCAAACCTGCCTCTGACGCTGATCGTCCGCCGGCCTCGGGAACACCGCGCGAAACGCGCGAAGGTGAGAAGACCTCGTTCGGGCGCGTCGGCCAAGCCCTCTCCGGCGTCCAAGACAAGCCGGACGGCTTGAACGAGCAGCAATCAAGCCTAGAGGCTGGAGAAGTTGTGCACATGGTCCCGCCTCCAGCCGGAACCGCACCATACACACTCGCCGCGTCTGCACACTGGCCCGATGGCGTCGACGTCGACGCCAGCGGCACCGCAGACGAATACCAAGCCTGGCTCGACGACGGCAGCCCTGATACCTGGCGCGTGTACCGCGAACGCCGCAACGCCGGACTACGACCAGCGGCACTCGACTACGGACCCGACGATGAAGGCGAGTCCGAGCGGGCAGCACGCGAGCAAGATGAAGCGGCCGAGGGATCGCAGGATGGCGAGGAGTGACCAACTACCACTTCTGGGAGGACTCGCCAGACTACGACGAGCCTCCCGAGGATGACCCGTGGGAAGAGCCGCTCGACCCGTGGGAAGAGGCCGAACTATTCGACCTGATGGAACGAGAGCGCGAAGCTGCATCGAAGCCCTCGATGCACGTGTTCATCGACGACTCCGGCGATGGCGGGTTCAAGCTCGACAAAGGATCATCCAGCCACCTTGTGATGGCGGCCTGCGTGTTCCGCGACCCAACCGAGATTGAGCACCTGGCAGACCGGATCGAGGCATGCCGGACGAAGTGCAAGCACCGCGGCGAGTTCAAGTATTCGAAAGGCACCAAACGCCAGCGTGATCACTTCTTCGAGTACATCGAACCGGTCAAGTTCGACATCCGCACGATAGTGATCGATAAGGCGATCATCTACAGCCCGACGCTCAGAAGCTCTGCGAGCAAGCTGAAGAGCTTCGCGATCCGCATGCTGCTAACCAAGAACTACGGTCAGATCAACAACGCGAAGGTGATCATCGACGGACTCGACATCAGAGGCTTCGGGATCCCCGACGCCGAGTACCTGATGCGCAAGGTGCACGAGGAACGACCGGGCGTCATCGACTCTGTGCGATTCGGAGACTCCACTCAGAACGTCGGGCTGCAACTCGCCGACATGGTCGCCGGAGCGATCAATGCGCACGTGAAGACACACGCAAAATCCGACAGCACACATTTCGACCTGATCCGCCCGCGGACGTATCAGCCCAGAGGATCACTGTGGAGGTACAAGTGATGACATGGGTCGGCCCCCATGCCTATCGCGTGAAGCGAACGCGCACCAAAGGGAGACTATTCGGCATGAGGGCCTCGGTAGCTACAGTGTTGCACATAGAACCTTGCAAGGGAATTACATCCACGTAATTCCTGGTCAGGATCGGTTTCTGTCGGAGGCTCGTGATTTGGTGTCCGCTATGTACCACCCATGGCGACACGCGCGAGACCTCGGCCTGGCGATCGAGTTCGTCAACGGACTACGACCCCGAGGCACCTATGCAGCCGGGCTCGTCCAGATCCGCGCCGGCCTCTCCCAACGCGAACGCCGCGTCGTCCTCGCCCACGAAATCGTGCACTGCGAGCGAGGCGACGACGGCATCGCCTGCTCCCGCTGGCACCTCCAGAAGCGCGAACGCGCCGTACACCTCACCGCCGCACGCCGACTACTCCCCATCGAGGAGATCATCGCCGCCCAGCACGAACCCGACCCGGCGATCGCACTATGGGTCGACGACTACACGCTCGCGCTCCGCATGCGGCACCTCGACCCGCACGAACGCCGCCAGCTCGACCTCGCCACCGACGAATGGCGAATCGCATGACCGACGACGACCGCACACTGCTCGACTTCGCGGCACGCATCTATGTCAACGGCCAGTTTGATGTCCCCGCTGGTGGCCAGGTAAAAGTCCCCACCCTGTGCGGGATGTTTTAG